GTATCATTAACCAGAGTTATTAGGTCAATAGTTCCCTTAAGAGCTAAATTACCAGTAATCTTCTTATCTTCTACATCATACGAATATTTAGCCCATGGTTTAGATATCTCAAAGTCAAAGTGTTGTTCTGGACATAGAACATTTCTATTTCTAGGATCAAACATCCCATTGTTAAACTCGATTGCTTTATATACCCAAGCCCGACAATCTTTTAAGTCTTTGGGAGACCATTTATGGTGCTGTGTTTGTTGAGTATAATAATCGTAGACTTTATCAATAATTTCATCCAGATTATAGCTATGTACATTTATTAAACCAAAGACATCGTCTTCTACAGTGTCTAGATTGTCTTGTTGTGCCTTTTTAATAACTGCTAAAATTTCTAGAACTTTATGAGTTATTGTTCCTTTATCTGCCTTTTGACCAGACGGACCCCGCCACCCTAGTACATATTCAGCAAAATATTGCTGTTCACAGAGACTATGAGTATTGTAAGAAGAACTTCTAAAGTATGTTATTATCATGTAGTGAGTCCTAAGAGGTTTTCTAGTAATGTTTTAATTTGAGACACCTGATCATATATTGACGAATTAACATTATCTATAACGTAATCAAATTTAGACCAGTCAAATTTATCTTTATCTAATATGGATTCGCTAAGATGATCAGAATTATGTGGATTTCTAGTTAGTCTTAATACTTTGCCACCAATATTTTGAATTGACTCAACCTCGTTAGGAAAACGACAGTCTGTAATTATAGCAATATCTGGTTTTTCTCTGACTATTTTAGAGATGGTTGCTTTTACCCAAACGTCAGGATCTAATTTACGAAATATGTCCGTTCCTATAATTTGCATAGCATCTCTGCCAGACAGCTGCTTGTTTTCCCATTGCAAATGTGTGGTTTGATTTTTTTCATCATCACTACCATAACATTGATTATATTCCAATCCTAGAATATTCATGCAAATGTCTTGTTTTAAAACATCTGCAAAGTTATATATTTTGATTTTACTATATAGTTTTTGCAATAAGCTTTGGGCATTAATATCTGTCTTTGGTATTATGTGTGGTTGAAATAATCCTTCGTACTCTTTATTTCCGCCAAAATCAGAAAGTAGTATCTGTCCTTCGTCGTCTAGTAATACCTTTTCTGCCAAGCCTAGTTTAGACAGATGCAGAGATAATATAAAGTTACCAGCTGTTGTTTTGCCGGATTGTTTTCGTCCAGATATACCTAGCACTATCATATAGAGTATCCTTGTAGTTGTGGTAAAATATATTCATGAATATCTTTTGTAGACATTTCTGCAATATCGTTTGCTGTTAACTTAATGTGTTTAATGTTATATGTTCTACAACATTTTTCTTCTATATTCTTAGCAGCAGCCTCGCCAGCCTTATCATTATCCATAATTGTTACTATGTTCATGGCTCCAGAAATATCTAATAACATCTTTTGCTTGTGACTTAATGATGCTCCAAAGATTGCCACAGAATTATGTATTCCTGCTTCTTCTAGTCTCCATACATTTCCAGGACTTTCTACCAGAATCACAGTATGAGAAGACGAGATATGCTCTTTAGCGAACCAATAATTATACAAATACTCTTGTGTTTTAAAGTTTTTATTATGTCTCCATTTACAGTACTTCCATACCTCATTGTCAGATGGGCAATCTGATTCGGTTTTATGGAATCCTCCACATTTGATACATTTATTATAGAAGGTTCGTCCAGTACAACCTGTCATATTTTGACCACTATCATCATAAACAGGAACCACCGCCCTGTCACACATTTCCTTGTTAGGATCTAAGCAGTCTCCAACGTCATATTTGCGCAATACGTCCTCACTGAAGCCCCTATTTAAAAAGTATTGAGATGGAATAGACAGAGCTTTAACCACAGATGATCTGGGAACAGTACCAAGATTTATTGGCCTATCATTTGATTGAATATTTTTTATGGCATTTATAAAAGTAGATTTTTCTTTGGCTCTTTTTGAGACCTTGATATTGGCCAAATCAGACTTACTAAAATCAATAGCAAACTCCAGAGCTTCACCAAAAGATACTACTGGATCTCCTGATTTAGACCATCCCTTTTCATGAGACAAACAACCTCTAATAAACCCAATAATAGACGACTTAAAAATTTCTTCACATTGATGGGTTCTGCATTTCCAGTTACCTCTATAAGAGTCTCCTTGATGATACAGATTAAACGCGGAGTCGTTATCTCCTCCGTGGATTGGACAACTCATGATAACCATTTTATCAAGCATTCTATAAGATGTTATTCCGAGATGACTGAGTAAATTCTCTATATCATCACAGACCACATCAGATAGATGCTTTAATTGATGCTGATCATACGAATGGTATTTCTTCTGCTTCTTCTTCATTATATTCATTGTTACTAACTATAAATCCATCTTTTTTGGTCTGAACGTTGTTAACTAATTCTAAACGAGTTTTACCTTCTACTATTTTGGCACACCAACCCTTCATGTGACAATTAATATAATCATTATCGTCTAATCCTCCTCCGTGACGACTAATTAATGGCACTAACTTACGATTCCCATTATCTGGACCATCTTCAGCAATCTCCTCATCTGACTTTCTTTTAAAGATAGTGAAATTGCTACAGAGCCAAATGATTCTGTCTGATCCGCTAGCGGTATCTGTACTTTCCTTGGAAATACCGTCTCTGTTTAATTGTATAAAGGCTACTATTGGTACCTTATATTTAACGGCAAAGTTATGTAATGATGTCATCATGAAGCCAAGAACCTGATATTCTTTCATGTCTTGAGAGATACCGGCAGAGTCCATGAGCTTTAGATAGTCATAAAAAATTACGCACTCTTTAGCTGTGCCGTCATCATTAAGTCCAACCTCTTTAACTATCCACCTCCTCATTAATGCTAATTGTTCTTCGAATGATTTGCCAGCAATACTATGATGATACAGTCTACTGGCTTTTAATTCAGCTACAGCTGCTTGCATTTTAGACATAGATCCTGGAGTATCTGCAAACTTACCAGTTTCTATTTTGGATATTTCTAGTTCTGATGACATAGCAAGAATACGATGAACGTGGTCTTCCCTAGTCATTTCAGTATCCATATTCAATACTGGTATTTTTAACTTACTAGCAATATAATAACCCATATTGTCTGATAGTAATGTCTTGCCCACCTTTGGTCTGGCCGCTATTACATTAACTGTTCCACGACGCAAACCCCCTCCAATAGACTGGTCATAAACTGGAAATCCTGTAGATATACCAATTTGATCTACTTTATGTTCTTGCAAAAACTTAATATAATCATCAATGTCTTTGCCTATAGAAGATGGAGAAGAATCACCGTCAGTTGACAAAGAAGAAGAGAAATTAAAGATAGACTCTTCTGCTATACCTATAATAGAAGATATATTCTCTGACCCAGTAACATCTAATAGTTGTTCCTGAGCATTCTCTAGTTCTTTATGTAGTAATCTGGCTATTTCTAGCTTCTTGATTTTGGCAGCAAACTTCCTAACGTTTTCTAGATTAACTGGAAAATCGAATATAGCTTTTAAGTGCTGCGCTTCCTCTTTTTTGGATAAAACGTCTGATAGTCCCAACTCTTGGGCAGACGAGTAGATAGATGCTAGATCTAGTTTAGTCTGAGGATTTTTATCACAGATATTCTTAATGCATTTATAAATTATTTGATTGCTGTCAATAGTAAATGCGCCTTCTTGGATTATATCACAAATATCCAAGTAGGCATCTTCACCATACTTCAATATACCGCTCAGTACCGCTCTTTCTGCGGAAGGATCACATAAAATCATAATTACCCTGCTTGAGTTGAACAGTTATTACATTTGTATCTTGAGGCGCCCTCAAATATTAAACCAGGACTAACAATCTCTGTCTTACCACAAATTCTGCATGTTACTTGTACTGGTTCAAACTCTCTCATTCTTGCTACCGGAGGATGTTTTGATAGCTTTTTGTCTATTGAACTATCTTCTTTATGCATACTAAACTCTGGCATTTTAGCAAATTTATTTACCGATTCTTCGCTATCATTTTGAGTCCTGCCTCTTTGACGACTCTTTGTCTTCATTTTAGACTTTGAAGATTTGGTTTCTGTCTTTGCTTCTTGTTCAGGAGTTTGGTCATTGGGCAATAGACTTTGTAGTAGGTTTATTAACAACTTAACATTTTCTGGATTATTTAGCACTTCTTTAGGATCCATGACTCACCTTTGCTCTTTGAATGGACAACATGATATCAGATAAATTCTTTAAACTATTTGCTATATAAGATAGTCTGTCACTTCTTTGCTTAGCATACTTCTTAATACTGCTCAAAGACTGTGCTTTATCATTATGCTTTATGGCTTGTAAAGATTTTTCAATATAGCCATATCCTTTATAATTATTCACTTCATCCGCTATTGTCTCTTTAATAGACTCTTCAGCCCAATTCTGTCTGGCAATTTCTCTGTTAATTGTTCTTTGAACATGAAAAGCAAACTGTCCAAGTCTGTAGGATATTTGAGCACAATCTTCTGGAGATAGCTTCTCAATTTCATCACGAGACATTGTTAAATATGTGTTCATTTCTTGTTCTGACACACCATATGATTGAGCATACTCTGGCAGCGAAATACTCTTTTCGTATTCGTCAAGCACCTTATCCCAGTGTTGTAAATCTTCTTTCGCACTTCTATTCATTGTTGGTAATCCTTTGTTCCCATACTTCTGGAGATTCCATATATCCTAATACTATATATTTGATTCCATTTTTTTCACACCATTCTTGTTTATCATGATCTCTTTTTTGAGACTTGAGAAAAGAAATTCTAGAATTATGATAGAATGGTATGAACTTATAATGCTGCTCTCCATGCACTTCTACCGACATCTTTAATAGAGGAATATAAAAATCTAAATACAAAGTTTCCGATTTACGCAATGGTACTGGAACTTCCTCCAGTATTTGCATGGTTGGAAAATTTTTAGTCAGAATCTTTCTGGCTTCCAGATGAAAAGATGACTTATTTTGCATTTTACCCTTCGCAATGTAACCTGTCAAGTGCCAAGAATGAGAATTCCCATCCAAATCGACTATATTCATTTATTAATTCCTAATACTTCTTTTACAGCATTTTCAACAGTAGCATAAGCGGTAGGATTTTCTAATAGATAGTTTCTTACCTTTTCTGACCCTTGGAATTTAGGCTTATCCTCTAATACGGTAATAGTATACCAAGCACCACCCTTATGAATAATACCAACATCGGAAGCTAGATTGATAATTTCGGTACATTTATCAATACCCTGACCGTATCTAATATAACTGGTTGTTGTTGCTCCGGGTGGTCCCAATGCTGAACATATAACTTGCCATTCTATCTCTTGTCCTATTTGAGTATTATCGGTACCCAGCAACCAAGGCTTGAATGTTTTTGCTCTGAGTTTGATATCAGTCTGATATGCGATAGCTTGCCCAGACTTTTCTTTAAATTCTGCACCATAACCAGTTGGATTACCCATTAAGTGAGTAATACCAATAACGATATTCTTATTAACAGGAATAACATTAGCGACTTTACGACAAAACTTAGCCAAAAGTTTAGCCCCGTCTGCTCTTTGCATTTTATCCATATCAGATGTAATTTCTGCTTCTGTACATAATGCAGAGTACGAGTCTATGATTAGAACACATCCAGGAATTTCATTAATAATTCTTTCTCCAATTTGCAGGTATTCTTCAGCGTGTAGAATCTTGCCTTGCTGAGAACCTATTACATGAAATCTAGAGAGGTCTAATGCTGGTATTCCTTCAAGATCTCTTTTCTTTAATCTACCTTCAATATTTAGGTAGTACACTTGACGACCTTCTTTAAAAGATCCATAAGCATATTCTAGTCTTTGTGCCGTTGCAGCAAAGTCTAGTGACGATGTTGTTTTACCACACTTTGGCTGTCCGGTAAGAACAACAAAACTACCCTCGGGTATTCCTCCGTTGAGAGCGATATCTAAAGCTGGACCAATAGGTATTGTTAAGATTTTTTTATCTACAATAGCATTACCAGACAAAATAATCCCATCACCAAAATTCTTATTAACATCTTCTTTTAGCGTTGTAGCCATTATTCTAAATCTCGTAGTTTGGAAATGATATTTGGTTTACTGTTATTCGCTTTTCTATGTACTATATTATCTTTACGATCATAGTCCATAGACAATTCCGTATTTTCCTGCTCCACTATCTTTTGGTATTGGTCTATAATAGCAAGAAGGTGTGGCGCTCGCAAAGAGTAAATCTTAGCTGATTTGGTATCATTCAAGGCTTTTATAATGGCTTTGGGATGGTATTTTTTAAGTAGTTTATTTGCTGATCCTATTTGGTTCCTATAATATGTTGACCACTCTTTAGTCAACCAGAACCTATAGTGTAAATCTATGTTACTTAATTTGGCTTTATGTTCGCATATTATCTCAGTGATATACTGAGCAGCGGACACATCCTTACCATTAGAATACCTGGAGGGGTATTGAGCTTTATGCATTACTTGGACTTGTTTGGTCTAAAAATATTCTTTTCTTGGTTTCTTCCCTGCGATGATTCTGCTTGCTTTCTTGTTTCGTCGGCAATTGCTGAAGCATCCTTGGTCATAATTGCTACATTGTTTAATTTCTTACCAGATGTATGGGTAATCATTAAACTTTTAGCATTAGGTTTTGGTACAGTATTCATTTGAACATTGGCTTCCAGCACCTCGTTAATCTGCTTTTCTGACACTCCTAGTTCAGTCGATATCTTATCAATACCTTCACCAGTGTGACTGAGCCAAAGAATAGCATACTTATTTGCTTTACTTAATTTAGCCATCAAATCTTCTCTCTTTCTGCTTTGTTAAGCCATAATAAATTTTTAGAACAAAGGAATTGTAAATAACATTCAAATACTGCATAGCTAACCGGAGTAAAACGATTAGTTGGACGACAAGTATTATCAACTATGCTAGAAGATTTATCTTCTCCTAATTGAGAGATTGGATTATATAGCTTGTTGTTGGTTGATAGTCTAATAAAATATTGTGTAGGATTATTTGTTTTTGTAATTTTTTTAGCTAGTACTTTATTGCTATCTGCATTAAGCATAGGGTTGCCACTGGAATCTACGTGGTCTTCATCTCCGACAAGACAGTAAAACTTATAATCTGTGGTGTCTTGCTTATTGTGATCAATAGTAAAAATGAAATCATTCATTATTTATCTCCGATGCTTTCTCTGTTGCTTCTTTATCAGATTCCATAATACATTTCTGCAGTTTGTTGAAGAACCCTGCCATGTACTCATGATAGTGCTTGTTCTGAGGTACGGGAACGTGATAATTCTGTTTGCAAATTTCATTAATTCCAACAACATTGCCAGTTTCGTCTTGTTCTAAAACCTTAGCAGTTACAGTAATTACCAGCTCGTGTGGACACTCTAAGAGTTTTTCATATTCTTGTTCGATCTCATTTGATAATGTATTTTGTTTTAATATGCTCTCTAATACTGTATCGATAGCTTTCTTTTCTTCTTCCGAAATATTTTGCTCTGTCATTATTTTGTCCATTTGGTTTTTGTTTTAGGTTTTTTAATTTGAGACATTCCTTTAGGTAGATTGGCTATTTCTTCAGGATCTTTGTATGAATTATGTTTCTCGTGCAAAGACATTCTTTGATCATCACTTAAAGAATCTCTGTTACGATTAGCTAGATCTCCCAATGTTTTAAGTTCACTAGAGTGTTTTCTTATAGAACAAGAAACGTTGATGACATCGTCTTCATAAGATCTTTCTGTATTTTTTGCAGCGCAGTGTTGACACTTGGGGTGTTCTTTATAGTCTGAAAAATGAGCGAATAATTCAAATTTCTTTTCGCACTTATTGCATATGTAAGTATATGTTGGCATAAACTATTTTGTGTCTCTCTCTATTTCCTTTAGCCAAGCTATGTTCATAGTATTTAAGAATTGTATATATTTATCAAATATGATCTTATTGACTTCTTTAAAAGACCACTCTGTTTTACATACCTGGGTAATGATATTGTGTTTTTTGTCTTTGATCTTATGATATTGAATAGGATTATATACTTCTCCAGTTGGACTAATTTTTATATAGTACCTATAATATTGACTGACACTACCAAAATGTTTAGGCTTTTTGTTTTGTATGCATTTTGCAACAACATGCGGGGAGGATGAGTCAGATAATCTTGATCTATCATTATCATCTATAAAATCTTCACTACCTCTTAAACAAAAATACATTTCTACATCTTTATCTTGCTTAGCTCGAAATATGTGTTCCATTACTTTTCTCGTATTGAATAAACGGTTCCCACTCTGATAATACCTGAGTGTTATCTATACTAGACAATTCCTTATACCAAGGCAAGTACTCTACTGAGTATTTCGGCTCAACAGGAGATTGTAGTAGTGTCATTCCTGCTTCGTTAGGTGTTTTATTGCCCTTTTTATGGTTGCATGGTCTACAGGCAGTTACTATATTATGCCAATTAGTAGACGCTTTTCTGTTTGGGGCATATCTACTTTTAGGTATAATATGATCATACGTTAATTGAGAATTAGAGCACTTTTGCCCACAATATTGACATGTAAAATTATCTCTAATAAATAGATTATGTCTAGAAAAATTAATCTTTCTACCGTAGAGATTAAAATATCTGATTGTTCTAGCAACAGATGGGACTGGAAATCTTTTCCCATTTGGACCATGAATATTCTTGTCTTTATAATAGTCTAGTATTTCAATACCATAACTACTATCGTTTTCATATTTCATAGACCAGACAATAGCCCTCTGCCAAGAGATAATTCGCAGAGGGGTCATGTCCGCATTTAATAATAAACACTTACTGTGTTCAGCTTTGTTGCTCATAACCATCTAGTTTAGATAAGATCTTAGCAATGATTGGATTACGCACTATATCACATGATTCTAGTCTGGCACAACCAATCCCGTCTATTCCTTGTAAAGCTTCAATCATACTAGCAAAACCACCCTGTAAATGTCTGTTTAGGTCTGACTGACCAACATCTCCAGTTAGTACCATTTTACTATCTGTGCCTGTGCGAGTTATTAACATTTTAAGTTGCTCATAGGAAGAATTCTGACACTCATCTGCTACAATAAAAGCATTATGAAAATTACGACCTCTCATTAAACCTAATGGAACAACTTCAATTTTATTGTTTAGCTTTAAGGAAGTATACTGAGCAGTTGATATAAAATAGTTGACTTCATCAAGAACAGGCAGAAGGTATGGATGTAATTTTTCTTCTGCCGACCCTGGAAGATAACCTATTTTTTCTCCTGCTTCAATTATAGGCCGAGTTATGATAATTTTCTTTACTTTTTCGTCAAGAAGATACTCTATAGCCATACCTATAGCAATGTGTGTTTTTCCGCTACCCGCTAACCCTTGACAAAAGGTTATTGTATTTTCTGCTATGGTTCTAATATACTCTTTTTGATTTTCACTTCTTGGTCTTAATCTATTTCTGTATACATTAACAACCTGCGTAGGCTCTAGAGGATTGGTAAGATTGATTACTTTGGACTTCTTTTTGGCAGCTTTGTTGTTTTTTCTCAAGAGTATTCCTTTGTAAAAACGGAGTATAATTACCAATTATGCATTAATAATACACCATTGTTAATTTAATATTATTTACCGCTAGAACCGAAGCCACCGTTAGATCTTGAGGTTTCTCCTAAGCTATTGGTCTCTTGAAATGTAACAGAATGATAGGTTTCAAAAATAATTTGTGCTATCCTATCACCACGTGAGATTTTGAACATATTGTTTTGGTCTGTATTGTACAAAACCACCCCTATTTCTCCTCTATAGCCGGGATCTATAACTCCAGCCAAGACATCTATACCATTTTTAAATGCTAGTCCAGACCGTGGTGCTATGCGACCATAGATGCCACTGGGCATGGATAGGGAGATACCTGTGCGAACTAGTTTTCTGGTTAATGGGAAAATAACCATATCTTCTACAGAATACAGGTCAGCACCAGCGTCATCAATATTAGCTCTTGATGGTGCTTTAGCTAACTCGTTTAGTTTTACAAAATCAATATTCATACTTATAGTAGACATGCTCCACCAGCACAGCTGATTTCTTCTATTCCTGCTGTATTGTCTTCTAGTTCTGATAATTGAGTGTAGTCAACCTTGGTAAACCCATTGAATAGATCACAATAGATCTTCCAATTATATACATCTTTCATGCAATATGTTAAACGACGTAAATCAGAATCGAAGTATTTACTAGCAAAATTTGTCATTTTTGTCACAAACTTTAGCTTATTTGGATCGTCTGTTTCTTTAGTCTGATTTAGGCTGACATAATCACATGCTGCCCACAGATTATTATTAAAGGCATTCAAGCCTAATTCAATTAATCCAGAGCACCACAAGGCAGCATCTCCATATTCCTTTACTATTTCTCTGCTAGTATAAACAGTAGTAAAAGGAGCCTGTGGATAATCTTTATCTCCACTTTGTGGTATCAATGATATGCCAGCAAAATATTTTCTATTATCATAGATAAATCTAGCAACACTTTCCCATTCATCCGGCTTAACTGTTACTGTATTGCTAACGTTATGACTAAGATAGTCTTGTGTACATAGCGATCTATTCTTTCCAGAATATACCCAATTTTTTTGAGTATCTTTAACAACCTTTAGCATCTCTACTGCCGGTAATTGATTCTTTAACTTTGCACCATCGGGTACCTCAATAGGAAACTTAATAACCTCATCAGTATTGTTAGCAGACCATGATGACTTTTCACATGCCTGTGGGTTTAGTTTCTTAAAGTATTGATACGGTGCTTCTAAGACATTCGCTTGAACGTGCCTAATATATCTTTTAGCATGGTGCGGGTGTATTCCGGAGCTAGTACCAAGCATACTGCTGCTCGTTCCTTCTGGCTTTAAACAGGTTACTCTAGCTGCTTGATTAATACCTATAGCTTTAGCCATTAGCTTGTTTGTTTCAACAGCGATCTTTGCTCCGTTCTTTAATGCTTTTTCTGTTAGCACCAAATCATGTTTTTCCATAGTTCCTGTTAATGAGACTCCCAACAAAGCTTCTCTCTCAAATATCTTACAACTAATTTCTCCAAGATAATCTAGCTTTGTAAATCCTGCTTGTAAAGTACCAATGATAGCTGCTGCTTTACATCTCTCATAAAAATCTTCTTCATCTTCTATTGATGAGCAGTTAATTGTGGAGAGATTACATCCTTGCCATCCACTCTTTCCGCTTTCTTCATCCACTGGCCACATACCGACTTCAACGCAAGGATTAAATGTCATTTCTGTAGAATCACTCCAAATAAATCCTGGCTCTCCGAATTCTTTCACAGACTGCATTAAAGCGTCGAACTCTTCGTATGTTGTTGAATCTTTTATTAGAAGTGCTGAGTTATTGCTTCTTGCTCTTTGTGGATTGTCCATATACCAATTGCCCGTTTTAGCTTTAGCCATTTCTATATCGTCATGACTGAATAAAGCCAAAGAAGCACTTCGTCGAACACCACCAGATAAAACCGCGTCACTACTATGCATGATAATATCATAAGCATCAATTGGTCTAAGTTTCTTTTGACCATTATAGATACATCTATCTAGCAAAGTTCTGATTTTTTCTAGTCCGTTGGCTAGGGGTTCGTATCCAGGAGCTTTGCCTACTCCGGATGCTAATGATGATCCTTTTGGTCTAATATTGGAATAATCAAACACTATGTGACTATTCTTATATTGTTTGAATTCTTCTACTGGCTTACTAAAGTAGGAACTTAGTAATACTCCAAGAGAATTTGCCCAGCCTTCGATACTATCTTCAATTACGTATTTTACTGCTTGATCTTCTTTAACATCATGTTCTAGTGACGGTAGCTTGGATACATGATGCTTTTGAACACTGAATCCAGTACCGGATCCACAGAGCAGTAACCAAAAACATTCTTGAAAAAATCTTAAGCGATCACAGTATGAACTTGTGCAATTATAGATTTTCGCATGTCTCTTTAGGATAGGGTCTCCTCCAAACTGTAGTGCTCTTTGTGATCCAAGCACTTTTCTTTTTAGCATTAGTTCATATGCCCAGTCGATGTCGTTTGTAATGCCCTTGTCAGCATAAAAGGAATGCATCATATTCTTAACACGATCTACTGCTTCTTTCCATGTTTCTCTGCGATTTTTATCTTCAATCCAACGAGCATATTTGCTAACGAAAGTATAGTTCTGTAATTCTTGCAGAGCTGACATTATGATCTCCTAGTGTTTAGAATCGCCGCTAATCCGATTATAACAGCGGCATGAAAAGAATAATTTATAGTGTCAATATTTGTATTAAAAAATCGTTGATACATATATACGACTGTTGAAATGTAAAATGCTATAGACATGATTATACACCGTTAATATTTTTAATCCAAGATAAATCTGGTCTTATCCTAACTATCTTAATGCCGCTCATTTGTACGAATAAATCAAATCTTTTTTTTGCATCTTCATCAAATAAGTGAGTACCATGATCATCGGACATTACCACAGAAGTAACACCTTCTTGCCATAAAGCCATAATACAATCATTACAACTTTGACCAGTTACGTACGCTATACCATTATCTGGCCTAACAACACAATTACTTAAAGCATTTCGTTCTGCATGAATCATCCACGGATATTTTTCTGGGCGAGTCTTTGGAAGGTCATCATCATCTAATCCTCGGGGGTAACCATTGTAGCCCACGCCAAGAATTCTATTATTCTGATCTGTGATTACGCATCCGTGTTGGGTGTGAATATCATGACTTCTTTGAGACACCACCTTTGACAAACCTAAAAAATAATCGGTCCAGATCGGTCTCATTATTTGTTACTATTTCCGAAGACATTTTTCTTGATGCCACACGCATCAAGAGTAGGTTATTATACGCAGAGGCCATGGATGTAGCAACAGCTCTGTTTAATTTTCTTCTTTGCATCTGCGCTCTAGATTTTCATATAATTCATCATACTCTTTGAGCATATAGTGGTGTAACTGATGTGAGTTTTTACTATGTAAAAAAGATCCATAAAAATCAGAAATACCATGAGAGGCTAATTGTTTATGTTCTAGTGTATTTGACGCATACTTGATATTTAATTGATTTAATATACAGAATATAAAAAATGCTCTTTCATGAACATATGCGCCAAAAGGATCGTGTCTGAATACTTCTGTCATTGGTAGAAACCAATCAACAAACTTATTAAGGATTTGTTTAGATAAGGTTATATTGGTTGTTGTTGGCCAAAATTTATACTGATGTTTGTTAGCGTCTACAAATTGTTGTAAGTCAATATTGTAAATTTTTTTAAGAGATATTGCTAACCATGGGGTGCTTTTATAGAATACATAATGGTCCGTGAGTGTTTTATTGTATCCTATAATATAATTATTCTTGTTGTATTTGTTAATTAAACCAGCATTTATTTGATGAAATTTGGTATCAAGTTCTATATCATATTCTAATAAGCAAATATTCTTATTTTGATAAAGACTGTTTTTGACAACAGCATACCAAGCGACAAAGCTACATAGATAAGGATATTCTTCTAAATTATATTTTAGATTTCTACAAATAATAGTTTCGTGATCTAAGTGATTCAGCTTACTTGTTTTTCCATTTCCAACAAATAAGAACTTATAACTAGGAAGATTGCGAAAAATATTTTTATTTATTTGCTGATTAATAATATCTTGGTCATGACAAACTATAAAATAATCTATCTTACTACCAATAGGATCCATTTTCAATATTCCTATATGACTCTGGAGTTTCTTCTGGGAGTGGCCTAGTCCAGTATTCATTAATAAAATTTTTAGAGCCGTGTCTATTATATTGCGCCCATCTATTTCCCATTATACCAAATAATAATTGGAGTGCCCCGCCCATATGAATAGCTGTTTTATTCAAATGTTTTTTAATGTAGGCTCCTAACGGAAGACCAAATGCCCCACACCCAATCAGAGCAACATCAAAATCTATATTATTGATTTCATCTTGCATTGTATATAAACTATCAAACCAGTCATAATTCATATTATTACCGATATTTTGAATGGCTTTCATTGTTATTAATTCGAATTCTGGTAAAATATTAGTACCAACAAACAAATGCTGTCTATTCTTATAGTTCTGCTCTATGCTTTTTTGAAATGGATGTATAACTAAGACTCTTTTGTCTTTTAATGCTTCGGTCCAGGGATTTTGAGGAAAATGATATGGTTCTAATCCCCATAAATAAAAGGGTATAGCATTAGGACAATAGTTAGCAATAAGACGACTATAATTAGGGGTACAACCAATGAAAGCTACGAGGTCTAATAACCCAATACAGTCGCTATATTTTTTACTAAAAGCATAAAGATAATCCTGATCATTAGGATAAATCCCAGCAGGAGACCGAGAGTTTTGCACCATCTGATTGGTACAGGCTTTATTGTCTAGCAACATAGTACATACAATATCGCACTCTGTTACACCGGATCTGCCAACAAAAAATATTTCTTTTTTCTCAAGACGTTCTTTAATTAAATTATTGCCCTCTATTTCTCTTAAAATATTGATAGTAGTCATAATATAGTTTTATTTTGATTGTTTATTAAAAGAGTTATCCAATTAAAGAACTCATCCTGTACATTCATAATACTTGTTGGTTGATAGGGGTCAATTGGTATTTCTATAACATTTGTTGGCTTAGTTAGCTTGCCAAAAAAAGCCTCTTTACAGTCGTATGTAGAAAGCAATCTTCCCATAGAATAAAAGTCATCCGGGAATACTCTTCCTTTAGCCATAGTAAATAATGGTATATTATATAAGCATGGTATATTACATCCAGAACAATTAGTTCCAACAACGCCCATACAATAGTTTTGATAAAAACAAGCCTGTTTTTCAACTGAATATGCTATTAATACTTCTTCTCCATCAACAGATTTAGCCATATTAATTTCACTATCTGTACATGCTACAATAATAGGATATAGTCCTCTTTTTTTAATTAGAGCACAAACATCTTTTAATTGTGCCGCAGAAGCCAAACCCGCCCTACGAGTATTATCTGAGTGTATTAAGACCGCAATATATTTTTTATTTAAAACTATACCATTAGAATTTTTAAGTAAGATTTTATTGTTTTGAAATAAATCTTTAATAATGTCTGTACCATAGATACTTGGAAATGTATTTTTAGAAATGCATCTGGTTAATGATTGATATTTATCAAGTTCGATATTTATACTATTATTGAGGATTACTGATTCTGAGATATGGCGTATATTATGCATCCCATGGTTCCATGTGAATATTGGAGACCAATCAACATACCATATTTCATCAAGACCCATAATTTTATTAAAAGGCTTGACAAAAAATTTGGTCTTTTGATCTAATATTAAAATGTTATAGGTATCTTTAGATATTTCTTTTTGTGTATGTTCTTTAATTCTTACTATCGCTCTTAAGCAGTCTTGGAAGTGCTCCGTGCAGATAGCATTAGCGATATAGATTGTTTGTGGCTGTTTATTGGATAGTTTTATTTTTTCTAATCTAGTAATATCATGATTTGTTTTCATGCTCTCTATACTATGACGAAAAAACTCACGAGCTTTAATTCTAACTTCTGATACATAGTCCCCTTTAGCACTTGGGGCGAGTTGTTCGTTTCCTGTCCAGGCCCCTTCTGAATTAATAGTTCCAATATATCTATTAAGGGACCACTTATAATTACCACAGCCATGTCTATTAAAATTGTCTGTAAAATCCCAAAATAGATTTTCTAAAAAGCAATGTACGGAATCACAATGAACGCACTTATAAGAGAATTCTGATCCTATAAATAGAATTTTTTGATGATCTTCCTTTTGGCAATTAGGGCATTTAAAGGTGGTTAAAGTTAACATTTATTTTTAGCAGCAAACTCTAAACTTTTAATAGTGTCTGATAAGTTTTGTGTTGAGGAGTTATTATTGGTGTCTATAAAGTATTGAGCAATAGCTTCTAGAGTATTTTTTGATAAGTGCCAAGGGCTAGATATGGACTTTATATTATTAGTATTTTCAGTTATACAAAGAGACTCTTCTGATATAATTGTGTTTAAATCAATATATTGGGTCTTATTGTTTATTAGAGAAGGCTGAACCACCTCATCAAAATACATTTTTTTTCTCTCTTGAATTCTAGATCTCATGGATGTAGCACCTATATTGTGGTACATTTCTGATCTATGCCAAGCCGCAGGGGTATCAAAAATCATCATGTTCACATTTAGAGAAGATAAATTAAGTAGAATTTCTCTCCATATTTTAAATAGAATAGAAGTTTTTTCGCATAATACTGCCGAGTTTGACCAAGCTGTTAGTACTATTATGTTGGATGGTCTTAAAGCAGAGAATAGGTAGGTGGTTCCGCACCTTCCCCATTTAACATCAAAAAAGTGATAGTTTTTATGGTTTTTCTTGAAAATCTCTTTTATCTCTAGAAGATAACAATATCCAACACCCAGAGTAAAATTACCTTCTAGTCCAACAACCTCATCCCAGTCTGAAGATGTTTTAAATTCATTGGTTAAGCTGTCATATTTCATGTGATATTCTCTATGTAGTTTTTAATATAGTGATTATTAAAATCGGACGATAAAGTTACGAAACTTTCCATTTTTACCTCTTTTTCTTAAATATGTACATACCAGCAAGATATTGATTTTTCAAAAACTTGGGCAGAATGGCCGAAAATCTCTTCAACCGCAGTTGAAACCCCTTTTTCTTGATAATCATGTCCTGAGACGATTCCTCCTTTTTTAATTTTAGGCAACCATGCTTCTATATCTTTTTTTACATAATCGTACCAGTGGTTTCCGTCTATAAAAACAAAATCTAATGATTCGTTTTCAAACAATGATGCGGCAGCAGAACTATCACTTTTTATAAGTTCAACAAAATGATTACATCCAACTTTATTTAATCTATTGACAACGAAATTATACTTGTATTCACCAAGTTTTTTTAATCTATCTTCGTCAGACAAACCTTTTGTGTCATACAAAGATTCAATTTCTTCTTTGCCTGCCCAGGTGTCAAATAAATCTACTCCGTAAATTTTTACACCATCTTTGCTTTTGATTTTTTGCGCTAAAAAACTAATTGACAAGCCAAAAAACACACCAACTTCAACAAAAGTTTTAAAATTTTGTTTTGATATGAATTCGTAAAAGCTAGAATAGTTGAAATAATTAGGTTCATTTTTTACCATTGGCAACACCTCTTTTCTTGATTTATATATTAAGCCTACTTTTATTATCCTATACTTCCTTGTAGTTTTTAATCACACCGTTACAGAAATCATTTAAATGCGTATTTATATCAAGAACTTTAGAGCCTCCGCCATAATGAACCCAATAAAAATCTTCCGGTGCGGAGTTTGGGTCATGTGGATTTTTCAAATAAAATAGGAGAGAAGAGTCAATACCTTTAACTATCAGATTACTATTTTTGGATGGAAGATATTCGGTCTTTATTAGTTTTGATAATGCAAAAGCCAATAATTCATCATATGAATTCCTATCCATTTGCTTTTCGTAGTTAATTAGCGATTGAGATTTTAGAGCATATACTACTCCCAAACACCATTTTTTTTGTTTTTCAACAGACCATTCTATAAGTTCTTCAATAGTAAAACCCCAAACTTTGTAAAAGTCATTTGGATCCCATTGTTTTGTGCTTTTTATAATTTTTTCTTTAGCATCGAAGGAGCCACCGTCTCCGACCAACATTTCCGATTCTCCCAACATATCTTTTACAGCTGAGTTAAAATCAACTTTGCCAAACAAATACATGTCGGAATCAACCCAGCAAATAATTTCTTCTGGATGTTCTTTTGCAACTTCAATGCACTTCGTAAATTTTTGCAAGTTTGAACTTGTTCTCCAAACTTTTACTCCTATATTATTCAAAAAATCCAAGTATTTAGATTCTTGTATATCTGATATTACATAGATATCTTGTGGAAGCAGCCCGCCATTTTTAATCAGTGAAACAGCGTGGGCCGCCGCAAACATCGGATAACGATATTGTCTTTCAAAGGGCGGTTCTTGGATCCACCCGGTCCATCTTGCAATCATCACTATTTTCATATTTATTCCTTAATTAAACCTATCAATTAGCCATTTTTCAGACCTACTATTACTTGAGGGACCAATTAAATTACACCTAACTAAACTCTTTTTTCCAGCACATATCTGTGTATTAGTTCTCATAAGAACGATAAGGGCTTTGAGTATATTTTTTGTTTTGTCTCCAGTCAACATGTATTAAATCTATATGTTCAAACAAATTAACGATAACAACGCCAGATTTTTCGGCATTTTTTCTAAAATGATTTTCGCAATGAAGAACTCCCAAGTTCCAATCTTTGTTAAAATCATAACTTATTTTTTTGTACACCCAAGCATCTTGTGAACAAATAGTAGATATGTGTTTTTTATTGTCTGGGTTGTGATCTGCTGCTGATGGCACTATATTACCATCTTTGGTCAAATCTTTTCTTGTCAATAAGTACAGTGTTTCTTCCCATTCGTTTATTTTATCCAAAAAACACAATGATTCATCAAAATAAACATCAGAATTAGATAGTATTTTTATATCTTCTGGATATTCTTTATCAGCATAGTCCATCCACATTTTATAAGAAAGTCTTGTTTGTATTGGAACAACAATCAACTTTTTATTGAAAATTGTGTCAAATTCGCAATTATCAGTAAATAGAACTAGTTTGTCTATTCTTTCATTAGAAAGGTTTTGATATAAACAGTAAAGATTGTAAGTTAGAATTTCGGGTGTGGCTTTGAACCACTGGGTGAATAGTATTTTATTCATTAAGTCCTCGTGCATACAACTATGTCAGCAGGTTCGGGGATGGTTTCTTTTCCGGGCATTCCTGGGTCGTACTCGCATATAGGGAACGGCTTTTCTAACCATTTCTATATTCTGTGTGTTGCTCATGCTTACTCTCTATAAAATTCAGATGTAGATAAACCACGTTTCACATCTACTCCTTTGACTTTGGTCTAATTTAAATTTTTTCACAATAATCTGCGCATCAATTCTAAATCCTCTAGTGTATCTAGTTGAAAACTTCTATATATAGGCATATTTACTATGCCCATTTTCCCGCTATATCTCAAACCGGATTTTATTAAGCATTCTCTTTTAGTTATATAAATAGCACCATTTTCTACCCATTTTGCCTCCACATCTTGTCTCATTGGACGAGAAGTTGTGTCCCAATTGTCTGGACTTGTATTTAAATCCCACCTAGGATTCCAGTGTTCCTCATATGCACTAAAAATTGAATCATATTCGTTTATCATATCTAAACCACGATTAATATCATCTGGCAAAATTAATGGAGATGTTGGCTGAATAAAAACCAAGATGTCAAAATCTTGAAGACTAGCAAAGTGCAACAATGCTTCTTCGCTTTTGGATTTGTCTCCTGAAATATTTTCTGGTCGTTTAACTACATTAGATCCTAATTGCATGGCAACGCTAGCAATTTTATCGCAATTAGTGCTAACCCATACATCATTGGCTTTGGATGCTTTGGCTGCGTCTATTGTATACTGGATTAAAGGCTTGCCATTAATATCAATGATATTTTTACCTGGTATGCCTTTGCTTCCTCCTCTAGCTAATATAAGTGTTTTTATATTCATAATGTTTTATTTTATTTCTTTTACTCCCCAAATGTGTAGTACTTTTTTCATTTATTTTTAAGCCACTTTATATTTTTTAAATATACTTGTATAACCAGATAAAGACTGCTTGCTTAAAATCTGGCATGTTTTTATTATGTTTTCACGCACGCTTTCGTTATTTTCTAAATAGTATTTAGTTAAATTATAAATTTCGTTAATTTGTTCATCTAATAATGGAAATGTAAAAACGACAGGGTTTTTATACTCTAGTATTTTTTGGATGTGCATAGTTTTATCACTATTACTTTCAAAAAATATACAAGGAGTTCCATTGAGAGATGCCATTATTGATGGATGAAATCGTCCAGAAATATAAACCTGAGCCATTTGTAGTTCTTTCATTCCCTGGTCTATATCACATTCTTTCGGTATTAATTCAAAGCCATGATCTTTAGCCAATTGTTCCATCCAATAATCTCCACCGCAGTTTTGCACTAATTTTACTTTTGCTAGTCCAGAAATCTTATCTATTAATTTTAAATATGATAATTTTTTATTTTCTATTTGATCATGATTAGGAGGAGATGATCCCCCGCCCAGCAAAATATAATCTCCTGTTTTTATTCTGTGAGATTGCCAAGTAAACAACGCATCCGGGATATATGAATAGTCTAATTTGCTATCAATTAAATAACCCGAAATCGGATCTCTAATCACCAATTCACAACACTTAGACCAAGCTTTAAGTGCCCTATTATACGTTTCGTTATCAAAAGGAGTCTTTGGGCATTTTGAAATCATTGCATTGACATATAAACATTTTTTGTTTATTTTGCCACAATATTCAATAACCATTAGATGTTTATCAAAATCATTCCTAATAGGAGATCTAAATATTGGACTTCCTTCTCCATTAATTATTACTATGTCACATTCTTTTATATTTTTTTCTATTTTTGTAAAATCAGTTTTTATCAGTTCATTATTGCCAATCTTTAAAATTTTATCGGGTTTTAAAGCAGATTGTATTATTTGTAACAATGCTTTTGGAGTGGATCGACACCCCCAATTAAGCTGGTCTACATTATACCCTATATATAAAATTTTCATTTTCTTAAACTACCCCTCTTTATTTTTTCATTTTCAAATAATATTCTTGGACCAATAGGATATTTTGTAGAATTTTCTATATCCCTAATGCCTTTTACTAACTTAAATACACCAGCAGGCTCCAAACTACTTAAATGGTCACTACCCCACATATTATGATTCAATGTAATGTGCCTCTCGATCCATTCTGCTCCTATTGCTACGGCAGCAAAAGTAGAAACTAATCCATATTCATGGCCACTATAACCTATTTCTTTATTTTTCCATTTATTTTTAAGCCATTTGATATAGTTTAAGTTTATTTCTTCTACCGGACAAGGATATGTACTATTAGTATGCATTATAATGTCTGGATTGCATTCGTTTATACATCTACTTATTTCTTCTTCAGTGCTCATGCCCGTAGAGATTATAAGTGTTTTGAATTTATTTCTAACATATTTACACAAATCTAAGTCTGTGATAGAAGCAGATGCTATCTTAGTAATGTCTGAGTATTTGCTCATGATTTCAGCGCTGGGTTTGTCCCATACACTAGCAAAAAAAATAATATTTTTATTGTCAGCGTATTCTTTAATTTCTTTAATTTGTGCTTCTTCAAACTCTATCTTTTTTTTGTAGTCTAGATAAGACATGTCTCCCCAAGTAGTAGATCTAATTTTATTTTTTTGATTTTCTGGAACACAAAGCTCTGGAGTTCGTTTTTGAATTTTTACAAAATCACACCCAGCAATAGACGCTATGTCTATTAATTGTTTGCATATATTAGCATCGCCATTATGATTAATGCCTATCTCGGCTATGATTTTAGTTTTAAACAAGGGTATTGTCCCGTTCTGTCTCTATGGGTTCTAAAAATATTACTCCGCGCCTTGCTCCTGCGGCTTCTTCATTGTATCTGTAGACGTATTTGTCTTTGCCATATACTATATCAAAAAATTGGATGACTGGTGGGCCGAATCTACACATATACTCTGTTGTTATTCCTTCAAAACTTCCAGTTTCTAATAGTAAATCAGGCTTATGCTTTTCAATTAGTTTACTATATTCTGCTTGTAAGAAGTAATCTCCATTAAAAGGATTTAACCCTAATGTATTCATGTGTTTAATTCCTTATTATTTTACTGTACTGTGTTTTTGAAAAATTTTAAACCTGTTATTAAACTATTTGGTGTGCCGTTATATACCGATACGCCTCTTTTTTCACACAATTCGCCATACTCACGGTATGAATTATTCATTTGATTCAGTATATTTTTTTGTCTTTCAAGATCTGAATCGTTACAAACGCCTCCACGGCCCGTAAACCAAAACCACTCATTATACCCCATCCTAGACAAAACACTCTGAGATTCATCATAAAAATGTTTTGTTTCACCAATATGGTTTACCCAACTATGATCTATTCCCATAACAAGTACTTGGTCAATGCTCTCTTGCTTAGCAACATAATAACCCATTTGCAAACCAATCTGAGCTATAGTTTCATAATGTCCCATGCGGTTTGGTATAGTTTCTGGGAATTGTCCATCATTATCCCAATAAATAACTTCATTATTTACAAATAAATTGTTATTTGTAACAATATGCTTATCCTTGATATGAATTAATACTTTTGTTTTTTTGTTTACACAAGTTTCACACTCTTTAAACCACGCAACTCCCATTTCATAAGTAATAGGATGGTGCAAATGTCCAAAAATATGATACTTTACATTCATATTCTGAAATTCTGGGTGAACAAAAAAATTACTAATTGTAACACAAGGATTATCTTTTATTTTTTTTAAATCTTGGTCCTTAATAGATGGGCCGCAAGCAAATACATAGCAAGTTTTCATATATAATATTTTTTATAAGTTTTTATTGTTTCGTTAAAGTAATCATCATATATTGTTTTTAATGGTAATATTTCATTATACATACTCAATGATGTATACTCTTGATGCATTACAACATTTCGCAATTATCAACAAATAGTACTTCATTTATGCCTCATGTGAAACTTAATTGTTTTGGACAGCCCATAATCCATATCAGTGTAATCAAATTTAAAGTTAGTATTTTTTGGAGAGTTAGCCGAAACAATTTGTTTTGAATTGTTGTATTTTATATCTATGCTCCTATTCATCTTATCCATAATAAGTTCATGTAGATTTTTTATTGTTATTGTATTCTTTGTATTAAAAACTATCTTATTACAATACACATTATTGTTTAAAAGGTGTTCTACTATTTTCAATATGTCATCTATGTATAATAAGTTAACTTGAGTTTTTTCATTACAATCAACAAATACTTTATCGTAGTTAGAAATCTTAAATATGGAAGCAGGAACAATCCTACTTTGTTCGCTAAATAAATCGTGCTCTCCATAGGCATTAGTCAAAAAAAGACACAATATCTTTATTTGTTCGGAGTAAGCTTTGATATAATAGTCTAAAACTTTCTTTGATAACAAATACCCAGAGTTGTTTTTTATCTCTGATAGATGAACATCACTTTCACTATATTGTTCGGCATCTCCGAAAACTCTGTATGTTGAAAATACTACTAATTTTGTTTTGAATTTTGAGCACACAGAAAAAACATTGTGTAGAATTTTGTTGTTTCTTTCAAATATTTCTAAGTCATCAATATTACCTATGGAACTGCCGACCACTCCAGCACAGTTGATAACGACTGTTGGCCTTATGCTATTAAGGTAAACAAACAATTCTTCATAATTTTCTAAGTTCAGATTGTCATTATAAAATACTTGGGAGTTGAATTTGCTTATGAAATTCTTGCCAAAAAAGCCCCTTGATCCCAATATTAAAACTTTTTCTGCGTTCATGTCTTTATAGCAAAAGCTACTCCGTAACCAATCTCAGTAAAACAATAATCAGTTAAGTTATTATGTTTGCTTATTACAGATTTCCATACATCTAATAAATAGCGGTGTTGAGGATGAGATATGTCATCAAAAACAAGAACTCCACCCACAGAAAGATAAGGTATAACATCTTCTAAATCTTTGGTTGCCCCCTCCGCAGAGTGATCTCCGTCTACGGTAATTAAATCAAATTTCAAATCTGAATTTGTATTAAAAAAAGACGGTAATGTTTCATGACTGTTGCCGTTGATAAAATGAACTTTGCCACAATGTTCATGACGAGATAATTCTTGTTGTACAAAATTTGATCCGGGATTATCCATATTGGCATAATTAGACACCCACATATCAAAAGCACAAATATCAACCGAAGGACATCCTCTTACAACAGTGCACGCAGACCGACCACGACGAACCCCTATTTCTAAATAATTTTTTGGCTTTAAAACTTTAGAAGCAGAGTATAATACATTGATAATATCCAAATAGAACCAATTTTTTCCATAAAGATTAATACATTTGTTATACCATCTGTCAAGATATTTAACATAATCGTCTGTTGCTAATTGACGATGAAAAGATAGAATCTCTTGCCATGTTTCATGGCTAGATGCTATATTAACCAAAGTAGCAGGATTCAAAAAAGCTTCACCGTAAAATTTTTTAGTCATATTCATTTCCTTTAAGAAATCTTCTATCGTTCCAAGAACTCATCAACATTTCTCCTTTGTCAAAAATTCTTCAATTGTAATCAAATTCAAGTAATAATTTCTTTTTGCGGCAAATTTATTGAACTCATAAAAAGGATTATCAAATTCGCAACACTTTTGACTTCCTTTTTTTATTATGCCCACCCCCATATCTTCGGTGTTCACAGAGTACATCTCTAAATCTGGTCTTGTTACTCTCATCTTGTAGAAAGTTTTCCAAACAGTTCCATTCCAATATCCCAAATTAAAACCATAAGTGACTTTGTCAAATTGATTTGTTGAGACTTTGTACTGATAATCTTCTCGGGCAGTATGAATAGTTGCTGGATTTATGTCGTGAACTACAATTATCCCAGACGGACTCAGGTGGTTTAAGGAATTTAGTATGTCTTTTTCAACTTGCTCAGCAAGATGCAAGCCGTCAATAAATATTATGTCCCACTTATAATCTTTGTTTAAGTCCAAAGAACCCATATCAAGTAATTCAAAGAATTTATCTGATGTAAATTTGTATGTTATTTTGTGATATTCTTCTGCAATTTTAGGATCATAATATTTTTCGTGTCCAGGGTCCACGGAATGTTTTGTGGGACATTCTATTTTATTAAAACATTCATCCGGTATTCTGACCCCTATTTCTAGATAGTTTTTGAATTTTTTGGTTTTTATCAAGTAATTTATTATATCATTTCTCCACATCACAATTGCCTCCAAAGATATTGTAGAACATAGTTCCTGGTTTTATTTTTAACTTCATATCAGTATTAATGTATAATTTTGCATTGTTCTTATCCATCATCTCTCTGTGTAGGTTTATATGGTCATTATCGTCTGTTGGTTCTGAAAAATTTCTGGCATCAACACCTACATTGCATTTGCTGTCTTGACAAATTCCACACTTGTGCAAGCCCAAGTAGCTGCAACCCTTCATGCTCTTTAATCTGTATAGTCCCATGCCATTGAAACAAGACTGAACTGGTACTAGTTTGTCATTTGATCTAGACGCTTCAAATATAATTTTACTGAATGTCTTTGTGTGTTGTCTGTAGTCCTGCTTCGGATAATAGCAAGTAGAAAAAACATTATTGGCAAAATACGAGTCTTTGTGTCTTAATGCCCAGTAATCAAAGTAGTAAAAATCTTCATTGATACAACCCATCATGTCCCATTCATCAAGATCGTATTGAAAGCATGTTAAAATTCCATCAATGCTTATCTCCCAAAAAACTTCATCTAAATCACAGTGCAAAGCATACTCATAAGTATTTTCTAGGCTGTTTTCAAATATGTATTTTAGAATAGAGTTTCTACAATAAGCTAATCTTTGTGTTCTAGAAGGCATTGTGTTTGCTAGACCATCTTCCAAGATGATGTGTTTTTTTATTTTGCTGCTACTTTTTTTCCAATCTTTTAGTAGATTTCTTGTTTTGTCTGATGAATCATTTTCAAAAATAATGCACAGTACATTATCAAAAACATCAGATATCTTGTCAATATTTGAAAAAGACTTTGCGAAATGTTCTTCTATGTTCCTTATTGAACCATAGATGATCAAGTTTGTTTTTTTAACCTTGTTTTTAGCTTCGTCTGGAGATGATATTTTTTTCATATTTGTAGATTAGAAACCCATGTTTTTCTGCTTATGTTGAGAAATATTGGATTACTTTATTGTTAAAACTTTCTTTTCTATTGTACTGATGAATAATTGAATACACCTTATTCAGATTGTCTGTGATTTTGATTCCGTCAATATTAATTCCATGACTATTGATTAGCTTATCAGAAAAACCAAAACCAGCAGCTAACATCAGGCTAAAATTACTAGGAGCAAATTGATAGTTATAAGGATAAGGATATTGTTTAGAATAGATTATTTTCATTAATATTCCTTGGTCTGATCCGGTAAAACAACGATGTGTCTTATCGTGTTCAGAAACAATTAGACTACAAATAATATCTAAAGAAGTTTTGTCTCCTGCAATTATACCACTATTAATTATTGGCTCTTCTATAAAACGATCTGCTATCTCATAACCATAAACATTTTTAATAATGTCATAATTCCACTGTATATCTTTAATTAAAGCATTTTCAGACGACAAAACCAACCCAGATTGATACGTTTCTAAGTCTAAGAAAGGATCTTTTTGCAAATAAACATCTGTGCAATCACTCAGTATTATATGGTGATACGTAGTTTGACTAAGGTATTCTTTATATGCTTGAAATCTATCTATATAAAGGCTATCGATTTGTTTCTTGATTTTGACAATTGAAACATCGTAATCTTTTGCAAATTCTTTTATCTCTTCTCCCGAACCATCGTCAGAAGCATCTAGCAGAACAGTATCAAAGCTTTTATTTTTTAAGGAATAAGAGCTCTTTATAAACACCTTTATTCCTTCAAGAGATTTTACGTTATAAAAATAACCAATTAATAAGTTTTTCATAGTTTACCAATCCAATTATTTAAAAATTGATTTATAACCCTTGTTCTATTGTGTAGATAAATTCCCCAGTATTTATTATTTTTTTGTGATTCCTCCAAAGAAAACTCTGGCATACTTTGGGAAAGATCATATGTCCGAATATCCAAGTTTTTTTCCTCTTCTATCGTACTTTTACATAAATTACAGTTTAGTATAAGATGCATTTCAAATTTAAGCTTGGGATTTTTTCTAGTTAAAAATTGATAAATGTTTTTTGACAACTTTATTTCATCTAGTTGCTCTGGTGTTGGCTTTGTTTTTAAAGAGGAACAATCAAAATGATGGTTAGAAGAATGGCCCAGCCTAATGAAAAGTAACTCATCGTTAACGGAATCTATTAATTGAAACAATCTCTCAATTCTTCTTTCATATTTTGTAATGTCTTTAGGAAAAGAATCATGCATAAAGCGAATATAGTCGGTAGAACTTTCTCCATCGTTAGGGAAAAAATTATCGAACTTATTTTCCAATAAAATATCTATTCCATAGTAAGAAACTACCCAATCAAAAGGATACGCTTCTTGTCTTATATTTTTATCTTTAAAATAACTGGCTAAAGAACAGTCTACGCCTAAAGATACTATGTGTTTCATTTATAAATACCTGCTTAAGCTGGTGGTGCTGGTAGGGCCGTTCTTGTACAATTGCCACCCTCATTAACAAAACAATACGCATCACCATTACTAAAAACAGTAAAACCTAACATCTGAGCCACGGTCTTAAATTCTTCTGAAACATCCTCATACTTGGTGGGACGATAAACAACCGCACCATTCATCCCAAGAAAAGTAAGATATCTTCTCACTGTATAACTAGTATCTTTTGGGATCTTAAAACCATCACTCTTGGTATATTCATCTTCTGTCATAAAACTTCCTTTGGTAATAGGCTTACATAATAGCTTTTAAATTGTTCTTTAAAAGAATCACACTGCCCTAGCGCCGACAAGAAAGACTCAAGCATTCCTTGTTTATTTTTTGGATTGGTATTTTTTTGCCACCATTTCCATGCGTTCAAAGAAATGAAATCATAAAACTCTCTATCTTGAAGCTTAGCATATGCGTCTACAAAAGACGACGGGCTTTGTAAATCAAATGCCACATAATGATAATCAGGAATCAGCGGGTCGGCATATCCGATCTCAAACTTGGGAGATATACACGGAATACATTGGGCAAAATATTCATATTCTCTGTAGCAGGCGAGTCCCAGGCCGGGAAGAGTTAATCCTATTCTAGATCTAGATAGTTTTTCTTGGTAGTCTTGATACATTTTTTGAATAATAATATCTGCATAAACCAAGCCCTCAATACCTTTTGTTAAACCAAAAGGAACTGAACATAGACCAATATAAGACATCGGAGGAAAATATTTTTCAAGTAATCTGCAACTCTCTGAGCGTACCATACCAGTATCTCTATTTGTTCTATCTGTTCCAGTGAATATTAAGTTTATATCTTTGTCAAAATTAGAAATCCAATTTTCACATGGCTTTGTTTTCCATCTTCCATATTCCCAGGCGTGTCCAACCCATGGTACAACCTTATGTCTACAGCCTCCTAAAGTTTTACTTTTTTCATCATTGTCAATTCCTATACCTTTGTTATTATAAAAGCCTTCTTTCTCTCTATACGCATATTTAACAATAAACCAAGCATCAAAGTCATTTATAGCCGGAGTAATATAAGAAGTCTCTCTTTCATCTATTACAATAGGTTTACATCCCTCTATTCTGATAATAGTATAATGTTGACCGTGTGGATTCCCAAATTGTTCTTTTACGCATGGTCTGGAGTTGAGAGAGATTTTCCAGTCTAGTTTTGACTCTAGTTCTTTAAAAAGTATACGGTACATCCAATCTACATAAGGGAAAAAAGTATTCTCTGCTGATCCCCTCATTGCTTGAATAGTAACGTTCATTTAGTAATCTCCTTCAGAATACCAGTTTTATAGTATTCTCTAATAGCTTGGGCATAATCAGCCTTAGGAGGATCTCCTCCTTTATAATATTTATTTCTTAGGTCAATGGGGTGCCATTGATGATAAAGGTCTGTGTCTGTTTCTCGAAACACTTTTAATCCATTTTTAATACAATTGTAAAGGAATATAGTATCTTCTCCACCCCAACAATTCATAGAAATCCAAGGTGGCAACTTCAATAGATCTTTATGCCTAATCCATAAGTTACCCACACTCTCTAAAACCTTATGTCCATTCAACCCATCTTCTGCCAAAAAATATGGAGCAAAAAACCCGACAGCATTGTCCGTGTTAAATCTAGCCTCTATACGCTCAATAAAAGACTTTGTTACTATCACATCAACATCTAAATAGACTAAAAAGTCATCTTCAGTAAACAAATCACGAGAATAATTTAGACCCTCCCCCTTATCAAAAAATTCCGAATTTGTTTGAATTATCTCATAGTCTAGTTTGTCTTTTAATTTATTGGGCATCCAGTCGTATAAAGGATAGTCGTCAGAATGAAAATCATAAACATAAAGCTTATAATTAAATGAAGAGCTTGAGATAGCATTTATTATAGAATCTATACAATTAGGATAAAGATACAGCGTTTGCTGCCCATCTATTATCTTAGATCTATTTTTAATAACTTGAAATATATTAATAGTCTGTGTCATAAATTACCAATTATAACGAACCCAACTACCAAGAAAATCTGAGGTTTTATTTTTGATACTTTCAATTTCATTTAATAGCGTTGATTCTACTCTTTCAATCTTTAATATCTTTTCTACTAATTCGCCATTCTGTGTTTCTAGTCTCATTATGACCTGAAAACACAAAGAAAGCATCCTTTGGATTTCAGCATCCTGTTCTGTATTATTTGTTGGCTTATAATTTTCTAATAACTTTTTTATATCTTCGTACATAATTGACTCCTTAATGTAAAACGCTTATTTCGGATAAACAAAGTTCTGAACATGGTCTATTTTTTGTATACAAAATAAATTTGATAGAGGAAAGCATAGTGTCTTCTGAGCAACTAATATAATCTTTAATATTAATAGAGTATGATGATACAAAATCTGTTTTGAATGGTATTCTTATTCGTTGAGTTTTTTGTTCTGTTTCATCATTAATAAATGTTAGCTCTAAATCAGTAGGTATTTCTTGTTCTGACATCCATCCTTTGATAATAATTTGGTCACTGTTTTTAATTAAAACATTGGTCTCTATATAAAAAATAGTCCAATCATATATTCCTGTTGTATTGCAGGATAGGTATTTCGTTCCGCTGTGGTCTTCTTTGATAAGAAGTTTTTTATAATCAGAGTTGACTACAAAAGAGTCCTTATAATAGCCACATGGATAAAATCCGTTTCCAAAAAAAACAGTTTTATCGCTATCCGGGGTGGGATATTTGGGCGACGGAAATAATAGTTCACACCTATGAATAAGAGTATTTCTTCTATCTGTGAAATTTGGTCTTGTTGAAATTTTAGAATCTATTTTAGCAGGAAGCTCAATGTATCCGTCTTTATCTGGGATTGGTAGGACCAGAGGTTTTTTACCAGATAGGTGGGTTGTTATATAACTAAATACAATATCTTCTCCATTCAAATTAGTGTTGACATCATAAAAAACAACATCAGACAATTTACAATATTCAACAGCATATAGCTTATCGAAGCATGTCGTTCTAGTGAGAACAACATCTACTTCTGTTGGTTCTTTAACATTCTCTATTCTTCCTGGCCCCGGAGCACAGGTATATAATCCATTTTGAGGAATACGTCCTTCATAAGTATAAATTCTAGAATAGTCTCTTTCAAAGTGATTAATTAGGTTTTTTATATTTTTTTCCGATAATAAGATATCGTCATCGTTTACTATAACACATCTATTAGACGCTAAAAGAGCACCGATAAATCTAGTATTTAATCCAAAATCACTATTACAATTAATGGTTTTAACTTTGGATAAATTTAAATTAGAGACATAAAAAAACGAATTATTATTCCAAACAATTATTTCTTTAACGCAACTATACTCTTGATATGCGGATAAAATAGTATTAATATTTTCAGGTCTATCCCAAGACATCATAACTATTGAACACTGTGTCATTATGAAGAGACCTTTTCTTCTACTATGAGAGGACTATTAAATAGAATATTTTTATTTTTCCCCCAGTAATGCACTATTTTACATGTGGTGGAAGGGTCGTTTTTAAGAGTAGTTTGTAGTTTGTTTTCTTTATTTCTGTACCATTCATTTATCATAGATCCGGCCGTGTTGTGGTCAATAGTGAAGTTTTTGTGTGAGTAGTCATATTTGATGTGGTCTAAATAGCTTTTGATTATAGACTGATCAGTTCCCGGTATAATTTGATTAGAATTATGAAACCTAGGAATAAAATTGATAGACATAGCAAATCTATAAATTTTATCCCAGTTATATATTAGATGTTTTGGATCATTCATAATGAACACACCAGAATTAATAAACGGAGGTAGAAAAATTGTTTCTGCTGGTATGTTTGGTTCATGGTCCAAGAAAAAAATTTGATCTTTGGTGGTTTCAAAAATACTGTTTAACTTGTCTATTGATCCTACTATAAATGCATCACAATCCATAAACAAAAAAGGAAAATTAATTTGAGTAGTATTATATAGTTTAAATAAGAAGTTATGGTTAGAAATTACCATGTGTGCTTCGCAACCAAAATGAATACTTTCTGTGTGAGCAAATTTTTTGACTATCACAGATTTAAAAACACAGGTATCAGAAGATAGTATGGATTTTTTGAGACCATCTGGAAGAGGTTTAAAACTATAAATATATACTGTGTCATATTTAGATAGCCATATTTTACATTGTTTGATCCAAGTGTAACATAGGTCAAAACTTTGTTTTTTTGACCAGTCATAGTTCATAATTGTAACAATATTCATTTTTCTGTACTTTCTTTGGCCGGTGCCGAGTCCTTATTTTTAGCAGATGTCCAGCCCTTATGGAAAAGTATAGCTTCTGGATATTTTTTAATCAATCCCTTTTTACTTAAAAAGCTATCTTTTACAAATTCATGATATTCAGGATTATTTTGTTTATTTACACACCACCAAGAAGGGTAAAAATATTTATGATTTAATATATTGACACTAATATCTGATTGCAAAGAATCAAACACAGACTGAACAAAATCTGGCCCAGTTGCCGCTACAACTCCATGTTTTCTATTATTATCATATGAAATTCTCATTTGACCAATAAGATAAGCTATAATTGGATTCTGTATTGTTGCACCAAAAACCCCATTGGCACACCGTGTTGTGTTCTCATTTAAATATCCTTTGCCTATTTTTTTTCCTGTTTTTTCATAAGCAATTAGTATTCCGTAAGATGTTAGGTGCTGGATACTCAATAAAGATTTATCACCTAACCATATAGTATCAGAATCTATAAAAATACCACCAAACTGATTTAAGATTTCTACTCTAGCAATATCGGACTTACAATCGTATTGTGTTTCTTTGTCAAAAAGATCCCTATTGATCATCTTGAGATTCTTCAACTTTGCATCATCCCATAAAATATATCTAAAACCAGGATACTGTTTCATATAATCTACAGAAAAAGTTTTCATCATCTTTTTAATTGGTATGGGTATTGGTCCACCGATCCATATTTGATGAATAACAGGAGGAATAGTCCATCTAAAATCTCTGAAATAGTTTTTAGCAAAGCCTACGAACTCTGTTTTATCCATGTTGGCTACAGTTTTATCCATCTGTTCTATAGCATATATATCCATTGAGCTAATAGGGTCATCGTATCTAGTCTCTGGTGCTAGCCAAAAGTTAGGCCAGTTTTTGTTTCTTTTGGCCAGCATAAATTCTTTAGGAATATTATGACAAGACGGTAGTGGTTCTACTCCTGGAATATCAAACTGTATTTTTTTTCTAATCTTATAAATAGTCCTGTCTTTAGATCCATAGGATAAGCTTTTTAGATAAGTTGTGTCGTTAGACATATTTAAGTGATCGGGTATATTATGCTTAATAATTTCTTGATCAACTCTAACCATCTTTCCTAATTTAAACGCTATCTGACTAAATTCATCATCACAATAGTATCCAGTGTAACAGGGGTTGTATATGGGTTTAATTTGATTATAAAGTTTATTGCCGATAATTGCTAAGGTATTAGTTTTTTTATTATCTCCTGTATCAAACCATAATACTCCGTCTAATCCTGGAAAATGTTTAATCATATTATCGATAATAATTTGATCATATCCATATTTTGTTACTATCATGTCATCAGAAGATAATATTAGTATATCAAATTGAACATGATCTATATGTAGATTGTACGCTTCTATTTTTGATCTGGTGTCCGCATAACAAATAGTCAGATTATCATAAGAATTTAATTTAGCAATAATTTTAGGATTATTCGTTAAAATATCATTATTGTCAACAGTAACAATAAAATGAATATTATCTTTATTTTGAGCATTCTCTGAAAAAGACTTAATAGAATCTAATAACTGTTTTGGTCTACTAAGAGTTGGAATTTTAATCAATATTTTTTTATTGATACTAGATAATATTTCTGCATACTGGTCAGCATCTGTTTCTATTACCCTTGACCGAGCAAAGATCCTTTTTTCTCTATTTCCAAAGAATAGAAAATGCTCAATAGCACTTTTCTCGTTGTTTATTCCTGCTAGATTTAAATCTTGATTTTGCTCTAAATAATACTGCCAGTCAAAATTTTTAGGAAGTAGATGTATATATTTTTGCACCTCTTTTTCTATGAGATGACTACTGATCCACTTATGAGTCATGATCCTATATATGTATTATTGGCTATTTTTACATATTTTCTAGTGTGTGGTTTGGTTAAATGATTCCAAACTATAGTAAATGTGCCCTCATCTCTATGCAATAGTCTACCTCTTACTTGAATATCCTCTTCTAAAAAAACATATCCACTATTTGTTATAGACAAATGCAGTTTATTCGTTGGAGATTTGGTATTTATTACACGAATAGTTTGATATTTTGCATAGTCTGTTAGTAAACCGTAGTGCTCACATATATAGCCAAATATTCTTTCTAGACTATGAGAGTATGTAGCTCCTTTATTGTCTCTGACATATCCGACTTCTTGTCTCAGAAGGGGATCTAGATAACTTATAGAGCCCTTATTTAAAAAATTGTTGTACAGACTACTTTTACCCATAAACATAGTACCAGCAGCGAACACTCTATTTTTTATGCTCTCTTTGGGTATTTGATAATATTGTAGGATCTCATCAATTTTGTTAGAGTTTGGACCCTCTTGATTTTTGAAGAGCAGAGCACGATGGCTAATTAAGCCAATTTTTTCGTGTTTTTGTAATCGATTAATGTTAGTATAAAAATTATTTCCATTATTTCCTATTAAAGAATGAAGAAGAACTTTTCTCCACTCTATTTTATTCATTAGTATACTTTTTTTAGAATGAATTTTTAGAAATATATCTTGTTTACAAGAATTATTAACAAAATCATTAATGAACGATAGAATATCAGCACCGGCATTAGGATAGTGACTGATTTTTAGATGTGGAAAGCCGCGTTCTGCTAAATAAATTACTTCTTTAGTCTGAGTATCATGGCATAGTCCAAGATGAAGAACAATATTTTCTTTTATTGGAGACAACAGACTATAAAATTCATCCCATAAATCTATATGATACAGCCACAGATAAACATCGACCATAAGGAAATACTATTTACTAGTCGTAATTTTATTATAAAGCACAAGAGATAATGTCGCACCAGCAACACCCATAAAAATACCTGCTGGACTTAGGCTACTATATTGACCAATCATATATAATATGGCTCCGCCCATGTAAGATCCTGCAACTCCTAGAGCTACGGTTTTAACAAAGCCGAAATTTTCTTCGCCAGGAACTAGGCTCTTAGCGATAGATCCAACGAATAAACCATAGACACACCATACTAATATATTAAACATTGGCATTCTCCACTAGTGTTTGAATCTCATCATCCGTGAGAATTTCTCCTGTTTCTAACAAAGCATCCAGAATACTTAATGAGTATTTATTATAATCTTCTTTGTTCATTTCTCTACGAAGAATTTTTTTAATTCTCATTTTAGTAAACCAACCTTTTCTTGAACTAAAGGTTTTTATTTGTTCACCATACATTGAATATTTATCTTGTGCTGTAGATTGGGAGGTTAGTTTATTCTTATTACATTCTTGTAGTATTCTTACACATGTTAGTATTATGCTTATCATCATTAAAATAGTAACAATAGCAAATCCGTACATATCGTCTTTAGGTACAGTAGACTTTTCTAAAATTTTAATAGCTATAGCTTTGAGTTTTTCATTATCAGCCATAGTATTTATCTCCTTGGTGTTTTGGGAATTGGACAGTTTCCGTCTGGGCAATTTATTGGAGCTGAGTATATCTTGATTGGAGGAGCTGATGGAGTAATTGATTTGATTGGTCCCACAGAAAGAGAACCTTTATCAATTTCACAATATGTGCAATCAATTTTAAGAATACCATCACCACTCATATACCAACCCTTACCCTTGCAAATTGGACAATCTTTTCTTTTATACTTTTGGGTGACTTCCTGTACATGCTTGGCTTTAATAATGCCTCCAGCAAGAGTCACAGGGGCTGTTGTGGAGCCATAGTAACTAGACTCAGCAAACAACAAACTAACACAGAATAAACCAACAAATAATTTATTCATTTTATTTTCTCCATGGAAGAATATTGTCTACCAAATCTCTTAAAGGTTTTTTTGGTTTTGGCTTAACAGGACCATCTGGCTTATTCTCAGGAGAATTTTTATTAAATATCTTGATAATAGCCAAAATAAAATTTAGAAGCATTTGTATTGCTCTATTTAGAGCTATTCTATCTATTAATCTCATAGAAATAATCTCTGTAGAAAGGAAGGATTATAGTATAAATACACCAATTATAATTTAGTTTGTTTTTTAGGTGTATCCTTTATTATGATACATTCAACCCTCTAATTGGGGGTAACTTCTAATGTAAATTTTAAAAAGGCTAACTTTATGACATATGATAATGATGGACCGATTTATAGTGTTTTGAATGGGAAACCGTGTTATTGCTGCAATTCGTGGGGGACCTGCGACAATTTTGGAGAGGCTATGTGTGCCAATATTGATGGCATATGCTACGGCGACTTCGAAACTTGTTGGGCCAATTTAGGAGATTGCTAAAATCTATCCTGGATATAATCTTTGATTATGTCGTAGATAAATCCGCCCCATAGTATTATTACTCCTGTGGCGGTCAGTTTTCTTATAGATAATCTTCGAATCCGTAGCTCGGTAGTTTTTGTAAAGGAAAGCCATCAAAACCACTAAAAGCATAAGAGCCATTAGCAGATAGCATTCCAGCAGCAACATCAGCGTGGATTAAAAACGACCCTTCTGGAATAGGACCCCATTCTGGATGTCCACCATCATTCCATTTACCCCAGCTATTTTGAACGAGAAAAGCTGGTTCACTACCAGTATCATCACAAGCTATCCAGGCCATACAATGACCCCAGTTACCAGATGTTCTAGCAAATCCCTTTTTATCTCTAGTATTGCTAAATCCATAATTAGAGCATACAGCTAATCCATAACCATTAGCTAAAGCATCACGGGCTTCTTCTACTGTTCGTATTAATGAAGCAGTCTTGATCTGGTGATCGTTAGAGAGATCTAGTACTTTATCTGGAAGACCTCTACCGCCCCAGCCCGCCCCTAAATTACCATTATATTTACTGAAATCTACAAAACCATAATTCTTTCTCACTACAAGACCACCAACCTTACTAACAAATTCAGCTGCTCTAGCACAACTCATACCCTGTCCACTAAACCCTCTATATCCATAGATAGCTTCTGTTGCACCCCTTGCTATCCAATCCTCTCTCTCATTATGTATATCTATTTCTACAGCTCGGGTTACATCACAAGCATTTCGCGTTCCGTGACTAACACAATCTCCAGTAGTTTGTCTTTCATTATAAGGATGTTTATCAAACTTTAACACACTTTTGTATGGTGTTGAAAGCTTACCTTTGCCACTACCACTAATTTTTTTACTAGCATCTCCAAATAATGGATACTTGGAAGTTTCCATTAAGTGATCAAACACATGCTGTTCAAATAAACAACCGCTAAAACCCTTACGATAATTGTCATATAATTCTTTTGGAGTATATCGTGGCATTATTTTGATCCCATGTTACAAGCCCAAGCTAAAGCATTAAGACCTTCTGCAGCTTTAACTCGTAGCTCTTTGGATAGTAGAATATGATCATCGCCTATAGCTGCAACAACAACTTCTTTAGCTTCTTTTGCTAAATCTGGATATTTGCCTTTTATGTCTAGTTTAAGCATCACACCAGCTAAGCTATTTGCTTGACGAATTTCTTCAGTACTCTTAACTACTTCGTCTTCTCCATCAAGCTCCACAAGCTTTGCCAAATCAATGTAAAGATCTCTAAGTCTTTTAGCATCGTTTTTAGCCCCTGCTTCTTTTAGAAGAACAACAACATCATCTGCTTCTTTTTTGACGGCTGGGTCTGTTGGTTCTGGTAGCTCTAAAACATCAACTACTGCTGGTTTGTTTGGACCAAGAATATTTGAAAAGTCTGGCTTAAGCAAACCAACAACAATTAATAGACCAGCTAATACTAGTAGTACGTTTTTTTGATTCATGATACCTTATCCTCATTTTGTTTACTGCATACATTGGGACTTAAATATGGGAACATCTGGTCTGCTACCTTAACAGCTTCAGAACATCCGCTCTGAACAGCAAGATCACGAGTTTGCTTCCATGAAACTACTAGCTTAAAAAATGTATCTTCTGAATCTGTTTTCTTTGGAACAACAACAGGAGAAACAGCAGGAACATTTACTACTGGGAGAGAAGTATTGTCTGTTGCTCCTCTGAGTTTTTCAATCATAGAACCTAATAGCTTTTGTACTGGATTAAGCTTATCCTTAAACATAACCCATAGTACGATACCAACACCAGCATATAGAGCCAAGTCCATTGTGCTCAATCTACTACTAAACTCTTGGAAACTTTCTGTAAAATTCATTTTAGCCTCTCTTATTTATCTGAAACTGATGGAGTTTTATCTACGTCCGGAGTAATTACAACACTTGGATCAATGAAAATGCCATTATTCCTAAAAGTAATGACAAAAGCATCAATTGAAGAACTTACTAAAAGCATTAACAATTGCTTGACATACTTCTGTATAATAGGCTGTAAAAGTTTTGGCACAAATGGAAAATTCACTAAAGTAAAAACTTGATCATAAAAGTTGCTAATCATAGTCATAGCAAGTGTTTTTTTATCAACCCCTTTAAGAGAGGGGTTATTATCTTCTATCTTTTGAATTACTTCGGCTGTAGCCAATTGCAATACGTTCCATGCTTGTGGCATTGCTACTGCTTTGGCGTTTTTAAGTATTTCTTTAGCTTTAGCTACTAAATTTCCAAGATCATTTACTGGCAGGTTTTGGTTTTCCATTTGTTTTTCTCTTTTTTCTTACTGTTGCTGGTTTGTCGTTCTTTTTGTTTGCTTCTTTTCTTTCTTCTGGAGTGGCTGTACTCCACCAAGTCTTTTTTAGGTCTGTTCTTCCTTTTACATATTTAAATAATACAGTTAGCTGTCCAATAATAAGGATTGTTGCTTCTAGACCTCTTGTAGTTTCTTGAATTAGGTCTTCTTTTTGAGAATTTTCACCTATAAGACCCATAAGATATAATCCGCTAAAAATAAAACTAACTACTGTAAACCAAAATTCTGAACTTTTCCAACCGGGCTTAATCATAATAGTTTATCTCCTATGTTAAAGACTGCTATTATATACTATATACACCGCTACAAGATCTTATCTGATTTAGCAATATTCAAATCCCACCACAATGGCTGCATATTAGTATAGTGAAAACAAATTTTTTGCTGTTCTGGATCAGAAAGGTCAAAACTGGCGCATGGAATTATGTGGTCAATATGCCATCCTTTGGGGCCATAGGCTTCCCAGTTCAGTCTAGGATCTTTATAAAATTGTGATTCCAGATGTTGTTTAAACTCTTCAATAGAACAACCCAATAATTCTGTTGTAGCTTGAGATTTATAGTATCCTTTAATACTAGCTACTATTCTTTTTTGTAAAATACTTTTTAACCTATAAGAAAGATCAGAATAATATTTTTTATGCTGCCACTTATTTGCACTTTGTCTAATTTTTTCTTTATTATTAATCCTATAATTTTTCATATACTCGGGCTTATTTAGTCTTTGTTCTTTCTGATAAGCTAGCTTAGTTTCTCGTTGTCTTGAATATCTTTGTTTATCTATTGTTTTATTATGCTCTTTATTTTTAATTTTATAGTCTTTAGATTTTTTTATTCTATCTTCTCTATTTTTAATATATCTATTGTGCTGATTAGCCTTATCACAACTTTTACACTGAGCTAGTTTGCCATATTTACCAGTTTTACTATTCGGAAAATCATTAAGTTGTTTTGTAATATTACATTGATTACATGTTTTGGTTTGAGTCATAATAAACACGGTTTAGTATTATGCGTTTTGATCAACAAATCCGAAACAAACCGTACAATAATTTTCACTAACAGTATAATTGAAAGTTACAGTAGTTACAGTTCCATCTATTCGAATTATATTATATCCTTCTTCTCCGGTAAACTGAGAATATTGTGTAGCATTTACTGGATTTTGATATGTTGTAAGTGTTTCCCATATTGGAGTAAATGATGCTGATACTTGTACAGGAACTGGGGTACCTCCTTGACCAACGCTAGCAAATGCAACCAACGCGTCGGTAACAGGTTGACTAAAAGTTGCAGTAAAAATACCAGATTGAGTATTCTTAATTTGAGTTCCACTAAGTGGTACTCCGTAAGCTTCGGGGAAGGTTGTGCCACCAACCATACCATCGTGGGCATCCATACCTCCGCCAGTTTGTGTTATTGAGATTGTGATATTGTTTTGACCAATTCCAGAAGCGGAGGTTGAAGTAACAGAGCTGATATTCATCCACTGAAACCCAGAACTACCAAAACTACAAAACTTCTCACCAGAATAAGGAGCTGGCCAGTTTACTAACCAAGGATAGCTTGCATAACTATATGCTCTCGTAATCTCCCCTTCTGCTCCAATATAAAGCCATACTCCTGTCTCGTATCGGACAGTTTCGTCTCCATAGGTATAGGTCTCACGACCATAAGGAGCATATCCAATAGGAGCAAGAGTTCTGTCACCAGAAACCCATCCTATCATTTTGACACTAGCAACTGAATCTGTACAACTTTCTGATGTACTTCCAAATACTAGATTCTCGCCAAGGAATATTTTAGAAACACTATTATCTCCTAATTTAATAGAAGTTATGTTAGAGTTACTTAAAAATATATCACTATTTACTGTTGGCATACAAATTTATCCTTAGCCATTAACTATGTATAGTGTATTAGTATCTTTTGTAGCAAGAGCATCGTAGTTGCTTTGAGAAATACTAATCATATTTGTTATACGAATAGAATTATTAACTAAGCTAGTATTGCTTTGAACTAAACCAGAATGAAGAACAGATACTGGGACTTTTTTTGTTAAAGCAGACCCTGATGGATCGTCCATAATTAAAAATATATCATCACTAGTCAGAGCACTAGCTGCTGGAAATTCATTAATACGTTGTATACTCATTTAACCACCTATTACTGTTTGGTCGCCGACTAATTGAACAAAAATACCATTATAGAATCTATTATCATATTTTGTTTCAATATCACTAATTGTTGGAGTGTTTTTAACATACGTGTCGATTGTTGAGTATTCTCCGGTAACTGTTGTTGTAACAACGGTTGTTCCGTTTTTTATTTGATTAGCACTAATTGCTTTATTTATATCGTTTGCCATAAATTACCTTTCTATTCTGTCTTCTAAAGTTTCTAAAGTTTTGCCAAGCATTGCTATTTGAATTTTCAGTTCTGTCATAACTTCTGTATTTCTTTGAAGAGCCAGCGCGAAAGCTGCTTGACTTTCTTTGTTAGAAGCTAACCTTTCCATAATAAATTGTTTATCATGAAGGTATGGAGATTGTGTTTCTATCATAACCAAAACCTCTGATTTAGTTGCCATATTTCTACCAATAGCCACCCAAAATCCAACCATTGTTACTATAATTCCAATACTTGTTGTGGCTATGTTCTCCCAGAAATGAATAATGGTTTCAGACATTATGGAAGCCTTTTATAAGATTTTTAGAAAGTGTTATTCTTTAGATATAATACACCTATAAAAAAAGAACCAGAAAGATGATTCCTGGTTCTCTTCTTATTGGTAGAATTTAATTAACTATTAGCCATTTTTAGCTGGATAGTTTTTTGCAATAGCAACAGGAGCGCCACTCTTGAATCTCATAGAACCGGGAACGCTTCTGGTGGGACTAGCAGCATTATCTGTACCTGGGGTTTCTGTAACAGCTGTTGGGGCAGTTGTGAACCTACCTGTGTAAAGACTAAAGTAGCCAGCTCTGATAGCGGTTGCGGTGCCGGGTGATCTGTAGCTTTCTCTCTTGTTAATGCTTCTTAATTGACCAGGAACATTAGCTGTAGTTGATAAAGCACTACTGGCAACTCCACCAAGCTCTGAGGTTACTTTGGCAGTTATGGGCTTGACATGATCGTGGGCGATAGTTCCTTCAGAAATAGCCTTGTTTGTGTAATCTCCATCAATAACTGTTGAAGCGAAAACACCAACATTTACTTGTCCTAGTGAACTATTCTCTAAGACAGAGGATACTGTGCCGACTCTTTTAGCTGTACCGTGATTATTATTTGTAGAGCTACCACTCCAGTATGTGCCTGTTGAGGCTGCTCCACCTTGTTGAATTGTAGCCATTTTATAAAACTCCATGAAGATTTAAGGAAAGAAACAAGTATATACTTATTATTCGTATACACCTAAAAACAGAGAATTAGCTATTTATTAGCTGTAAACCGTTTAGGGAATTGATTCTTAAACCGTATAATTGGTTATTTTTAACCATTTTTAGATGATTACTATTCCACAAATTACCATTACAGATAATATTGATATTTGGAACTTTCTTATTAATTAGAGCAGAAGCTATGATATTGTCGCCAATATCGTCTAAAGAGTATCCAGTTGAGGGATAGATTGTTTTAACATTAAAGTCATATAAGATTTGGGCAACTTTATAGAGCAGCTCGTAGGAGTATTGCCTATATTCTAAAACGTATCTTAGTTCAACATTTAGGGAAGAACATAGATTAGTTAATTGTTTAATGTCATCCCTAAACTTATCATACTTCCTGTTGCACAATAGCTGTGCTGGGCAAACTGCCTCAATTATATCAACATTATTTTTTAAACAAAAATCAACTACTGATAGTCTGGATTTTATATCTAACACACCCATTGGATAATCTATCGGGCAAGAAATCTTTGCAGCATTGTTTACTAAAGACTTTACAAGTCTGGCATATGGCGGAAGTACAGATATTGTCTGCACATTGTGTTTTAAAGCTTCTGTTAAGTTGCCTTGAATTTCGGCATCATTAGAAGCGATATCATAATATGAATATTCTAATAGCATTATTTTTTAAGTGAGTCTATATTGGGATATTTTTTAGTGCCAAGAATACCATCGGCAAAGCCGTAATATACTGCTTCTTCAGCCGTTAATATCCAATCGCATTTATTAGCAAGTTGTGAGACTATGTGTTTTTTTGCCATCATTTTTTTCCAATTTTTCTCTTTAGCTATCATACTATTCATACACCTGTCAGTAAAAATATCAACCATCTTATCACACTCGTTTTCGTTCCATCTAATGCCAGCCGCAGCAGCTTTGCTGTGTTCCCCATCCATACTAAATGACCCATAATGAATCATAACATGTGTATTTGGCATCAATATTCTAAGGTCGGCAGCTTGTAATAAAACACTACTAGAAGATTCTGCTTTAGCATAAGCGAGGATGATAACTTTAGCTTTTGATGCCCTGACAGCATCATACATACCTAGGCAGTCTTGCCAGTCTCCTCCTGGTAAATGCATATGAACTAAAATTGGTTCTAGAGATAATAGGTTTAAGTACCTGAGATTTTTTTCAAGTACTATAGCAGACCTATAGTCAACACCACCTTCTTCACTATCTCCTAAATATGAATGTAGATATATTTCTCTGTTTTTTGTATCTATATTATATGAGTGTATTGATTGTAATTCGCTTTCAAGTTCAGTAAATGATTTGGCTGTTGACATTGTTATGATAGCTCCGAGTATACTCTCTTATTTATATCTCTCATTACCGAAGAATCATCAAAAGCTTTACCAACAGCAATTCGGAATCTGTATCTAGTAAAAATATCTAGGGTTTCAACCCCATCGGTTTTTTCGATAACATCAGCAACTTTATGAGTAATATCAAAGTTAGTATGCCCAATCCAAAAATTAAAAATCTTTCCACTCATAGTATTATCAGTGACTGGTATAATGCCCATTGGCGTAGCAATAACTTTTACTCTTTGTGTTGTATTAATTATTTTATTCTCTTGCTCCTCATCATTAATGTTTTCAGTAGTACCATCTGATTCTTGTTCTTCATAATCTGCAAGATATGGATCATGCTCCAGCTCTTCTGCGTCATCAGATCCAAATGGATCAAGCCACTTTTGCCATGAGATAAGATTGATCATATAATTGATACTTTGTTTAAACTCTTATTTTTTTTAGAGATACCATGTATAATACACCCATGGTATAGTAATAAGAAATTGGCCGACAAACAACAGCTATTTGGAGTTAAATACAGATCTTGGTCTGATTAGTGGGCCATTATCAATTAGTTTTTTCTCAAATTCGGTTTTTATAACATCATAATATGATAGAACATTATCATAAAATAATTGCTCTTTATCATTATTCGTGTTTTTGATTTTATTACGAATTGTTGTCAATAATTTTGGTTCCATTAGATTATTAGTAACATAAATCAACAATTCTGCAAATTTCTCTGCTTCTGTTGAAATTTCAACTAGAGATAATTTATCTAACTTTGGATGCAAAACTATGATATCAACCATGTCGTCTGGATGTAGAATTACACTTAGACTATGCATCTCCTCTGCTATAGACTCTTCTTGGGTTTTTTCTTTAGCCACAGAGGGCTGTTTTTTACTTAGCCAATAACGAAAGAGTTCTTGTAGCATTTGGTGGTAGTATATCGGTGTTAAGATCTATGGTTCTAGTATAGCTATTTATTATAGTAGTTTCATAATTAACAAAACAAATATAATATATATCAAGCTGAGAAGTTATGATAATGTCAACTAATTTAGGATTTGTTCCAGAGGTTTCTTTTATACATCTATTCAACAGCATTGATAGAAGCTCATTAATGTCTTGATTAGGCTCTAGTTCAACAGAAGGCAGTCTTAGAGTATAATCAGCTAATGAGAGTATCTCATATCTGTTCTTGGAATGAATAAAAATTGGAATAATAAGATTAAGCTGTGCATTTATCATAAGATCGAATAATATCCAGTGCTCTCTTAATGTTTTGCCTAATTGCTTCTCTAGAGACACCAAACTTTTTACCAATATATGACAAAGTATGATTTTCTAGATAATACATTTTAATCTGTATTTTCTGTTTGTCAGATAAAATGCTATTATTCAGTAGCTGATCGATGCTTGATGTTAACCGTGAAGACTCTTCTTTATCTATTAAAATATCTACTGGATCCATTGCCTTCTCATCAGATATAGAAGAATAGAATGACGAGTCTGAACCCTCTTCACTAAAATTAAGACTGATACTTGTATCGAGATGTTTTTTGTATTTATTAGTTACATATGTCTTAATTGCCCATATTGCACACTGATTACGATATGAGTATAGTGTCTTTTTCTGACCACTTTTCCCAGGTCTATTTGGATCAAATCTCCAATCGGCATACATAATGGCTGTTGCAACATCTGATACTGCATCAGTGTTTTTCAACATTTCTGCTGAGAGACCATTGTAAAATCTTGGTCCAAATTTCACTATGGTTTTTTTTGCTAGGTTTATATACGAATCCAAACTGTCATACGTTCTGTCCATTAAAAGTCCTTTTGTATAAAATAAAATCTTAATTGAAAGTGTCTTACTTAGTTAACTTTTTCCACTGATCAGGATCTGGTCTGTCTTTATCTCCTCGTTTAGCTGGCTTATAATTCTTGCCTTCTCGTTCTTTTTTCTTGCGGATATTATCCCAAAGTCCAGGCTTATCCCCAGCAAAAGAGTTATCGTCCTCTGATGGTACATACTTCACAAAATCGTGAATGGTTCGCATGTAATCCTCAGTTATGGCGATTTTACCCTGTAGCCAGCTTTCTGTCAAGTTTTCTTTAACTGACGGGTCACCTAGAGAGTCAAGTATGTTTTTAGCATGTTGCATGATTGCTGTGAGTGAGCCGATATTCATCTCTAGGAAGTCTTGTTTATATTCATTTAACTCTGTCTTTGGAGACTCAATTTCTTGATTCTCTACTGCTGCCTGAACATTTTTTAGTATATCGTATATTCTGTCCATGATTAATACCTTTATTTATTGAGACTATTATGTCTGTAAAGTTAAAAAGTTGTCTATACCCATTTGTTCAATAAGCTTTAAGTAGCCTTCGTATAGTTTTATGCCATCTTCACTACCTTGTAGTAGAGGAATCATTATATTGGCTGTTAGTTCATCTCCTACCGCCCTAGCTGCAACAATAGTTGCTTTTTCTGTATCTGCAGCCTCTCTTACAGATGCTAAGTTATAGTTGATAATAGCAACCATGTCATGTCGTGTCCATGATGGAGGAGACACTACTAGTGGTTGATAATCTTGATCAAAAAATTCTAGTCTTGTTAAGTTGATTATTGAGTGTTGGTGTTCTTCTAGGGCATCTGCTTTAATGATAGCAGCAAGTTTCTTATATCCCCATCTTTCAAGATGAACAGCTTGAGCACTTAATGAAGTTGTTTGTTGCCAGTGTATATTCAAAGACTTTTTAAGTAATCCGATAACATTATTTTCGGTCTCAGATACAACATTTTCTATAGTTTCATTAACCTCATTAGTTTCATTAGTCTGGCTAGCTTGTACTTCGTCCACTTGATTTTCCTTTACTTCAGCATTTTCGTTTAATAGTTCATCTATTGTTTTGGTCATAATTATTAATCCATTTTTTATAGTTAGTATAAAATTGTTCTAAGTGCTGTTCATTGCGTATCATTCCTTCTATAATATTACACTGTACGCATAAAATTCCTCTAACCTTACCAGTATTGTGATCATGATCTATAACGGCAGCATTTCCTTTATTCTTAGCATGGTGAAAAACTGCAATACCACAGATACCGCAGTTCTTTATTGCTCTTAAATGTTTTAGCTCTTCTATAGTAATATTGTATTTTGTTATAAATTTGTAACAGGTTGTGCAGATTGTCGAACTGAAATATATGTGCCTGGTTTTATTGCATGATTGACATTGACCTATGTTTCCTTTACTCATTCTACATAGTCTACAGAAATTGTGTTTTTTGGATTTGAAAATAGTTCCACACTCGCAAGCCTTTAGCTTAAGTTTGCAATAATCACAAAATTTTCTAGAATTTTGAGGGACCTCATTTAATTTACATTTTCTACATTTTCTCATGATTATTACCAACTCTTACATGCCCAATATCGACTTTTCCACTTTGGCCCAGGATTATCACAATTCATTCTAGCTCTAAAACTTTTCCTTCGTGAAGGAATATTTTTTTTAATTTTCATGTTAGGATCACCAAATCTAACAATAACTACTTTACCCTTGTCATTTTTAACATAAACGGCAGATTTTTTAGGACCGTCAGGAGTTCTAAAAGGTTTATTAAGAGTAACCTTGCGTCCTTGATATTCTGAAGATACGGCACATAGATCAAATTCTTCTGTTACTTCATCAGTATCAACATAGTCATTTTCATTGGGTAAAATCAAATTAGCTTTAGTTAGCTCTTCACCGTCACTATCGTATTCATTATCTATGTAGGAAATAGCCTCGCACACTTGCTCCAACAATGAAGCTTTGACCTGACCAAGACACGCTGCTATTCTTTGTTGAGAATCTGGATAGTCTTTTTTCATAGCCTCATCACCCATGCATCTTGCAACAAAATTTTTAGATTTTTCATCAGGATTTGGTTTTGGAATTGGCATAATATTAACCTATTTATTCATGTAACTGAGTATCTTTTGTGCTGTATTTGTCCACGATAACTGATTAGCAGTATTTACACCAGCAGGATTAGTATTAATGTGATTATTGACCACATATCGCATATAATCGATCAATATGTCTTTTTCAGATTGATCTATTTTTGCCCAATTACCCTGACCCATAAAAGCCTTGCCGTCATGGGCTTTTTCAGTAGTCGATATATCGACTAAATATGAGTTGTCTTTATTACAAAACTCTGTATGTGCTGAATAATTAGTAGTTATAACAGGTTTATTCATAGCCATACACTCTAATAACTCCATATTCCAACCCTCTGCTCTTGAGGGGAAAATACCACAATTAGCTTTTGATATTAGTTCTGCAATCTCAGAATGTTGAGCAAACCCCGAAAATAATTTAACTCTACTATCGTTTTGGTACATATTCTTCCACTGCTCAATTTCAGCAGGAGAGGAGTATCCATTGGTTGTTTCTGAAGCTAAAATCCAAAGTTCAACATCTGGATTATTTGGAAAAGCTTTGGTAAATAATTCTAATAAAATATCATGACCTTTTCTTACTTCCCACTTGCCTATGTTAATAAATACATACTTATTATCAGATGGTTGTGAATATCTAGACTTATCAAATATCGACAAGTCAACGCCAAGCGGAGCAACATGAACTGGAGTTGAAACGTGCTTAGACACTACATCGGCTGCCCACTGACTAGTTGTAAAAATACCATCTGGAGTTTTTAGGCTATTGATTTCTATATCACTAAAAGTATCTAGTTCAAAAAAGGGAAAAGCAAAATATGGACCTCTTCCTACATGCTCTAATAAGTCAAACTGATGCCATATTTTAAGATGAGGAGCATTTATATCGCATAAATATCTTTGTTTAAGAATATTTGATACAAAGGCGTGATCCTCTTGTGTTTCTACTGATGGCTGACCTATTGGGAAATATGATATAACATTATTGAGAGCGCTAAGACCCTTAATAATATTGTAGGAAGCTATGCCATATCCTGTACTGTTGATTGGTGCCGACACATTGATGTTCATTTTTCAAATATCCTATTATGAGTATTGTTAACTTGTATAAATGTTGTTTTTTTACCAAAGTCTTTAATTTTAGAAGCTCCAACATAAGTGCATGAACTTCTAAGACCTCCCATTATATCCAACATAATATCCTCAGTAGTTCCCTTATATGGAATAATAACGGATTTTCCTTCACTGGTTCTATAGTTAGCAACTCCGTTATGATATTTATCCATTGCGTCCTTGGAACTCATACCATAGAACTTAAGACGTATCTTTCTTTTTTCTGTTTCATATCCAGGATTAAATGGTTGCCAAAATTCTCCTGCAAGACCTGCTTTGACGCACTTATATTCGTATTCCCATTCCCCTTCACAGCAGTCTGTACCAGCAAGCATACTGCCAAGCATAACGAAATCTGTATTTGCACCAAAAGCTTTACAAATATCAGCAACTATTTTACAACCCCCATCGCTGCAAATGTGTCCACCAATACCATGAGCAGCGTCGGCACACTCCATTACGGCAGACAGCTGGGGGTATCCCACGCCAGTTTTTAATCTTGTAGTACAAACAGATCCTGAACCTATACCGACCTTCACTATGTCCACCAGTCCGTGCATCAGCAGTTCTTCTGTCATTTCCGGAGTAACAACATTCCCAGCCATAATAACAATATCAGGATACATATCCCTAATATGTTTGACAGCCTTAACGAACTTATCGCTATATCCGTTGGCAACATCAACGCATACATTTGGTAAATATAAGCCCTTAAGTTTTAGTCTGTCAAAAGTGTCTATGAGTTTCTCTATATCTGGCTTATTAATTCCTGTAGAATAGAAGGAAAGTTCTGGTTTTTGAGATTTTGTAAAATAGTCAACAATCTCATCAATAGAGTAGTGTTTATGCAAACATGTTATAGCATTGAATTGAGCCAGCACTCCTGCCATACTCATTGTGCCGGTTGTGTCCATATTGGCGGCAACAATAGGAGTACAAGATAAAAATCTTGTAGAATATAGAAATTTAAAATCTCGTTGTAGAGAAACCTCTGATCTACTACCAAGTCTTGATCTCTTGGGTTTAATCAGTACATCGTCAAAATCTAGTTTTAGTTCATTGATAATTTTTTGCATTTTATGTTTTCTTCAAGTATTCATCAGTATCATAACACTTCCATGTTTTGTGGCTTTCAAAACCACGCTCGCTAACACAAATTTTTGGTCCGGTTAAGAGACCCTTCCCTTTAAAATGATATAATGCTGCCAATATTGCGGATATTGGATCATTACAATCAATGATATATTTTATTTGACCAGACTTTACATAATATTTAGGCATGTTATACCGAGAAAAAATACCATCTTTTATAGGTATCTATGTTTTCCGATGTGTTTATATGAGAAAGATAATCTTTGATATCATCCCAAGAAGAAAAAATAGTTTGATGTGGTATTGTGCCGAATAACCAATCCGGGGCGTTTATCTTACCTTGCTCCATATGAATTATTATTGGCTTTTTCTGACGATTAGCCCAAAATATTTCTTCATATGTTCCGCATGGATGAATATCAAGATTCAGATTCACGACCAAAAAGTCACTAATATCTACAAGTCTTAAATCTACCCTGCGAATAACTTTCATCATTTCTGCAAGTTCATCGTATCTCTCTGCTTTTTTCAGTTTGGTCTTAATAGTATGAGAGTCACTGTCTTCCATACCTGTGTTTGTTGGCTTAGTAATAGGATTAAAGACTATGGAACCCATTTCTTCAAGAAATGGAGTAATATTATCTCTCCAAGTAGCTCCGCGATCAGCAACTCTATCCATAGCCCCGGCCAAATAAACTCGTTGATTCTTCAATCTATTCATATTTAATTAGTAGCGATCAGTAAATAAAAAGGTAAATAAGTTTCTTGACGAATATAATCTATGACAGCTAGATCTGTCATGTATTTTATATTGGGCGTCTATCATGCCAAAAACTATTGCCAAAACCAAAAAGAATAATATAACTTCAATCATGTTAGGTATCCAATATAATTGTGTCTCATGCGATTAACTTCATCAATCATCTGTTGTAGATGTTTTGGGTCAGTAGACCGACCAGATGGGTTATGATAGTACAAACCGACTGGGTGGTTGACCATCTTTATTCTAGCACCTCCCGCAGCACAACGCAACCACATATCTCCATCAGAAGCCGTCTTATAGTTTTCATCAAATAGCCCAAATCTATCATGTAAATTCTTCTTCCATAACGGCATACAATGAGGACTGTTATTATTTAGTAGATTACGGAAAGAGTGGGGTAGGCATGGGTAGACTTGATCATATGTATTATCTTCATATTTTTCATTTGCTTCTGTAGAAACATAAGTAATTCCATATGCTATGTCTAGTAAAGGATCTCTGTCAAATGCTTTAAGCAAAATGTCTATACTGTCAGTACTTTTACGATCATCAATATTCCAGTTGCCTATTATAGATGATGAACATAAACGAATAGCAATGTTCCACGCAGCATATAATCCTGGATCTTTTTCTAGTTGATGATACTTTACATTATTAAACCTTTTTGCAATTGGTAGGATATAGTCTTTTTCATTTTCTGTAGAACTACAGTCAAGAAAAATAAATTCTGTATTATTAAATACTGATTGTTTTAGCATATCATTGAGATATCCTTCAATGAATTTTTCACCTTTATAAAACGAACAAAATATTGAACATTTAAACATATGCAGATTTTTATTAGTTATATTTGAGAAAATGTATGATTTTATCGCAAATAAAGCTGATTTGACTTTCACTAAGAGTGGGATATGAAGGAACCATTAGACATTGGTTTTGTAATATTTTTGAGTTTTCATTAGATACGCATTTAATAGGCTTCAGATATTTATGCTGATGTATATCATAAAACATTGGCCTTGTATCTATTCCTGCTTCGTACAAATATAATTCGAGTGATTTTTTCTTTTCTAAATCAAAATCTAGAAATCTCATACCAAGCATCCAATTAGAATGAGAGGTATCGGGATCTATATGCTGAAAAGATATATTAGGCAATTTTAAAATAGATCTATATTGATTAAAAATATTCTTTTTTTGATTTATAATCCAGTCTAAATCATTTAGCTGACCATATAAAATAGCAGCTTGTATATTTGTCATTCTGTAATTATAGCCAAGATAATCATGAATGAATTTTTTATGGGATTGCCCTTGATTTTTTACTGTATTGATATAAGAGAACAGCTCATCATCAGAAGTTATAAAAGCACCACCTTCTCCGCATGTTATTGTTTTATTACCAAAAAAAGATATTGATGAAGCAAAACATTCTGATCCAGATGGTTTATCTCCATAGGATCCCAAGAAGCCTTCACAATTGTCTTCTACAAAAATAGTATTTGGAAATTTTTGTTTTAGTTTTGGAACATTGATAATATTTCCGATATTATGTACTATCAATACTGCGGTTTCTTCATCTAAAAGTTCTTCCAGATAAGAGTCTTCAAAATTCCAAGTATATAAATTGGCGTCTACTGGTATTAGTTCATACTTTTGAGTATATAAAAAAGCATTCCACGCAGCTACATATACATTATTTGGAACAATAATTTTTTTGATAGATGGATATTTATATTGTAGTGCCAAAGCTAATAGATGAGTAGCTGTCGTCCCATTATTCGTTAGTACGATTTTATGATTGTTGTATTTAGCTTTTGATTTTAATAAATTTTTTGTTAAATCCAGATACTCTCCTTGAGATGATATCCAGCCACTATCCAGTGCTTTATGGGCATGTTTTAGATTATTTTTAGTTAGATACGGTTGGTATATAGGTATCATAGAATCTAGTATGTCTTATGACTTCTCTGTAAAAATTTACCATTATCTAACTCTTCTCCACTTATCTTAGCATTAATAATTTCAATAATTTTTTCATCTACTTCATTAATTAGTTGGTTTCTTTGAACATTTAAATCACAAGCTTTTTTAAGATACTGCCATAGTTCAATGGCTCCATTTTCAGTATCAAAATACTTTTGTTTATATTCTTCAAATGTCATTCGTCTAATTTCATACAGCAATTCTTGATTATTCCACATTTTAAGATCTACTGTTGTTAGTTTATCTACTAGTGAGCCTAATGTATCGGCCATATTTATTCTTTCTTTGTTAAAACTACTTGGTAATTTAGTGGTTTTCTGTCATCATTATCATTGTCTAAAATTTTATCTATTTTTACATTAAACAAATCATTAAACAGTTCACGATATCCGTATTCAGATATTCTCCAATAGTCAGGAAAGGGATTATGAAGATAGAAGTGGAATGGGGAGGACAAAAAAATCTGTCCATTGTTATTCAAAATATTGTTTAGTACTTCTGGTAATAGCCATATTTTTCCGATATGCTCTATAACTTCACAAGCAATAATAATATCAAATTTTCCAACTATTTCTGGAGTAAGGTCTAATACATCGTGTATATAATCTGCTTTACTGTCTAAAAATTTATCACATGTTTTATATTCTATGTTTAATTTTGGAAGTAATTGATTTTGCAAATTGATATAATAGTTTTTAACCGGAGTATATCTTATATCCATTGGACCAATTTCAAGAATTCTCATACCATCTTTGCATGAAGGTAGGATAGAATTTTGATAGAAGTTAAATACAGAAGATCTTAATTTTAATACTTCTGGTCTCATTTAATTTCTTTCATGATATTATCCCATGTACCATAACTCAAAGCCTTATCGTCGATCCAATAATCATATATGGGCTTACCGCAAATTAATAAATCATATTTGATATCATGGGACTTTAACCAATGTTCAGTCATCTTATATTCAGCCCAACCTCTAGCAGTATATATTGTTATGTGATAATTTTGATAGTATAGATTATTGATACTCTTAATAGCATTTTTTTGTGGAGTAGCAAGATACTTGTTGAAGGTTTTTTCTTCAGTACAGATAGTACCATCCATGTCTATGATAAGATTTTTATGCGTTTCTCTCATACATTAATTAAAGAATGTCTCTTTGTAGTATCTTTCCATCAATAAGTTATTGGTCCAAGATTTAGGCTGGTAGTTAAAATCATAATTAAAATAATCTTTTTTTATCAGACTTATGATGTCTAGTCCAGACTCCATAGATAAAACAGTACCTCCGCCAAACCTTGCATTTACTTCAATAATAAATGGTTGATCGTTGTTGTCAATAATGTATTGAAAGCAAGCTGGGCCCCTTATTTTTAATTTTTCTCCAATAAGTTTTGAGTAATCATACAGAATGTCTTTATGAGATGTTCTTGAAGTCAATACCTCTCCACCAGCAACTCGTATTCTTTCTCTAGTAACCGCATCTATAAACTTATTAGTTTTGTCAAAATAACAATCTACTGAATATTCTTTACCGAAAATTTGTTTTTGTAAGATAAATTTGTTGCTATCTATGGACATACTTTCATTGACACTATTTATAGTAGTAATATTATTAGAAGAAAATCCAAAAACAGGCTTGCATATCAAAGGAAAACTATCAGGAAAAGGATATAGTTCTGGAAAATATTTTGTTATAAAATCAGCAAATAGTTTTTTATTAAAACAAGTATGTGATGTTTCAGAGTTAGAGTTTAGAAATACTACATCAGTATTTGATTTGTTTTTTTGTTCTATTTGTGATAGTATACAAACGGCTTCGTCTTGTAGTGGTACTATAAGTTTAACATTATTTTTAATAGCTGTTTCTAGAATATCTTGTTGAACGTTAGGATCTTTCCATGACAAACCTATAATTATTTTACATATTTTTGACAATGGAACATCTTTGCTAGTTTCGTATGAGATAATATTGAATCCATTATCTATAAATCTCTCAGCTAAGGATACTCTGCGTCCAGCACCAACAAGCATAGCATTAAATGTCATTATATTGTATTCCAGAATTTGTGAGGTTTAGACATTAGATTTATGTGACTAGGATATTTTTTAATATATCTATGATGGAATATGGGAGTGTCTTTAGTATCCAATAAGTCTACCAAACAGATGAAAGAAGAGTCTATGCAATGAATCTCTTTTGCATTAAGAATAGTATAGATCCAGTCAAAAAACTTACCGTGAGTTGGTGCGATTAAAGGAAGATCATGATGGATAATATATGGGGACTTGGCTATACTATGATCATGAACGAATATATATTCATTCTCTTTGATGTTCAAAGAATCAAACAATTTTTTTTCGTTAGCTAAATTTCTGTTGATATAAAATTTTTGATACTCATATTCAATAGGAACACTTGCCATTTTATAAAATTGAGCAATAAAATTTTCTCTTGCATGAAGCTGGAATCCAATGTATAAAACGTCTTTTAGTCGATTCTTTTGTATAAAATTTTGAACATACTCGTCATCACCAACTATTAATTCTAAATTAGTTATATCGTTATACATATATTGAACATTGTCTTTATTGTGTGGTTTAACAAATAAAGAAACCTTATCGTTCTGTTCGCAGTAATGTCGAACTATTCCATGACAAGATATATGGTCCCCAAGCCCAAGATGATGATATATATACATTATATTAAGTCTTTTTGATTTTTAGAATTTAAATATAGTTTTTCCATAGTATCATAGCTTGTGACATAATGAAATGTCATATATTCACTTATTCTGTCATAAGTTAGTCCATAAAACTCAGGTAATTGACCCTTAAAGAGATTATTATGTTTAAGAGGTATCTTTTTATTTCTAAAATTAATTCCAATAGAAACATCACCATATTGGGTATTGTTATAGGATATATTAATCATGTTTTGTAGAATACTGTTATGCATCAAATACCCTGCGCCCCCTGACGGATAGTACAAAGTAGTATCTTGGGGCCAAGTATTTATGATTTCTCCATGAATGTGGTTGTGTTCAGCATTGATGACGTAATTGTCTAAATTTGTAGTATTCACAAAAGTATCATTATCACAAAAAAAATACCATTCATAGTTATTGAATTGATTTAATAATAGATTAAATACATTGATTTGTTTAAGTTGCCCAGACGAATAATCAGACCGTTCACAAACTTTATAGCAATTATTTGACGAGTCGTCGTGATCTGAATAAAAAATAACTGAATTATTTTTGCCCCATGTATTGGTAATGTTCTTGATTCTATTATTTTGGTGTTGAGTATGTATGATACAGTATAGTATATTTTTCATGACATTCCGATAGTTTTGTTATACAAAGTTTTGTCTTCTATAAAGGTTATTTGTTTCTCTGAATCAATCAATGGAGGTATTCTAAAATGATGCATTCTAAGCACTGAGTAGTCATGAGCATGTTCTGATTCGTCTACGACATACCCCAGATCATGAACAACCCCTCCGTGCTGTATTAGAGGAGTTTTTGCATAATCTGACTTGCATATACTCTTGCCTCGGTTTTTAAATTTTGTTTGATTTCTGGATTCATAGTCCCATCTTGAACATGAAGCTGGTTGATTTGTGATCCAGTTTGAAAGCGTATACTTATTGTCAACATCAAAAGAGTGGCAATAGATTCTGTCGATTTTTTTTGTTTCCATCATATTTTCTACAATATCTGAGATATTAGAATCCATATCAGATACCACATACTCGTCTACGTCTATTAAATAACATATACATTGTCCATATTTTATATTTGCTATGTCTAAGCCCCTAGATAGAGAGCGAACTATTCTGTAGTTACAGCTAACACTGTGACCATATAGCTCAGAATCTGTCGTGTCGAACATTTGTCCTTTACCGTCTGTAGCAAGTAGCTCTAAATCGATGCCGTATTTATTACATATCTCTATTATTCTTTTTTTGGAAGAGTCAACAGAAAAATCATCAAAAAATATTAAACAATTAATACCTTGACTAGCATGATATGCTATCCAATTTTCTAGTCTAATTGACAAATTTCTTGCTTGGGTTATAATAACGTGTTTCATCTTATGATCTCTTTTATTCTAGATAATGCTGAACCTATAACTTGATGCATATCATAGTATCTATACTCTGCTAGTCTTCCTCCAAAGAACACTCTGTTATTTGTTTGGTTTAGTTTTATGTATTTACTATATTTTTCGTTATTCTCTTTGTTATTAACTGGGTATATCGGCTCTTCTGACCCTGTCCATTTTATAGGATACTCTTTGCTAATAATAGTATTACTTTCGTTATTATTTGCAGTAAGATTAAAGTGTTTGTGTTCAATAATTCTAGTATATGGTATATTTTGATCAGTATAGTTAATAACACTATGACCTTGATAATTATTTGTTTCTAATATTTTATGTTCAAAATAAAGAGGTCGATAGTCTAGCATACCGAATTCTAAATTATAGAACTTATCTACTGATCCTGTATATATTATGTATTTTGAGATATTGTCGTAATAGTTTCTTCTGTCAAAGTAATCGACATTTAGTTCTACAGTAGATCCATCTAATAATTTTTCAAATAATTCTGTATAACCATTTTTAGGAATGCCTTGATATGTATCATGAAAATAGTTGTTATCGTATGTAAATCTTAAAGGTAGTCTAGTTATAATATCTGATGGCAGATTCTTAGGTTCTGTCATCCACTGCTTAATAGTGTACCCTTTTATTAATTTTTCGTATATATCGAAACCAACCATAGACAACGCTTGTTCTTCTAGATTTGAAGGATTTCCGATAAATTTTTGACTATCTATGATTGATCTAGCTTGTTCTGGAGTTGTGGCACCCCAAAACTTGTTAAAAGTCCACATATTGAAGGGCAAAGAGTAGATTTCATTATTGTAATTAGCTACCACATGATGTTTGTAGTTGTTGAATTCAATAAATCTATTTACATAATCCCATATTTTTTTATTAGAGGTATGAAAGATATGTGCGCCATATTTATGGACATCTATATTATTTTGTTTATAGGTATAGCAGTTCCCTCCTATGTGATCTCGTTTGTCTATCACCAGACAAGAGTATCCTGCGTCACTTAGTTCTCTAGCACATACTGAACCATATATGCCAGCTCCAATAATTAAAAAATCAAATTTCATAAGGGTATAAATTTATAGAATTCTGGATGTCTTATATCATTCTCGTCGTAAACGTCTCCGACAAATTCAGTACCTTGTCTCATAGTAGGAAAAGGTTTTTTGTCAAAAAACTCATCATGAACAACTTTATCGTTTTGTATGAGTGGATATAGAGTGTTGCCTAAAAATTCATAATCAGTTCCATATTTATCTTTGCTGACATAATTTTTAAGAAGTTCTTCTATGTTATATGTATCGTTTTTTTTGTATCCCCACATTCCTCCCAAAATGGGATATCCGTGATGAGGATGATCCCTCATTATGTGAATGGTTTTATTTTGCTTTAGCCAATAGTCAACAGCATATTTTTCTCTCATACTAAGACGACTATCAGTATCTCTGAATACACAAACATCAAATTCGGGATCAAAACAAGTTTGAAATCTCCAGAACAGATTGGACCACGAATCTGATCCATTCATTGTTTTTACAATCACATGATCAAATTGTTCTAGTTCTATTTTTGTTTGTTCTGGAACAGATGAGTCGCTTATGAAGAATACACATTTCCATTCTGGATATATTATTGAAGCTAGTTTTGCATTTTTAATAGCTCCAACATTATATTTTGGATTATTTCCCCATAAGCTAAAAGCAATACATTTATTAGTCATTTAACTTATTATTTGTTTTAGGAGGATAGTTATACACAATAACATCAAACTGTCCCCAAATATCATCAATTAAATCAGAAACGAACTGCCAATTACCACCAGCTAGTCCGCTACCAAATTTAGGACAATGTATTTCTATCTTTTCGCTTTTATTAGAGAATCCCGTATTAGATTTAATATATTGAGATAAAGTATTCATTGACTTAACTAATGCCAAATAGTTTAAAGGTCTGATATTGTTAGTCCCTTTAACTCCATTTTGAGCTATCATATTAACAAAAAATAGTTTATGCTTAAATTTATTGTCTTCATAGACTTTTAGTATTTGGCTATATCCAAAATTGTTACGCAAAAAGTGCTTGCCTAGCAAGTGATAGTCTTGTTTAACTGAAGGATATTTTTCAGCTAACTGAGCGGCAAATCCAGCACCGAATAGATCTATATTATTACACACATGAGGAACAAATACCGTAGATCCATTATTGCCGGAACTTACTCTTTCTCTGATAGATTCAAAAAGATTTTGATTAGAAAATCTGTAGTTGGGTAATAGTTTATTTATTTTTATTGACATTTGATCACCTTTGAATTTTTGGCCATTTGCCAATAGGGCATTCTTGATCAGCCCATGCTAGTTTATTTAAGAATTTCTTCTTCTTACTCAAATAACATCCACATACATTGCACTGTTCTTTGTTTGCATTGAATTCTTCACATGTTTCACATACGTGGTATCTGTCTAGTATTTCTTTTTGTGTGGACTTTGGGAATCCTCCATAAATATGAAACCATAAGGACTTAATGAAGATCTGTAGTCTGATTAGGAACATCCTTCTTCCTTTCTTTAATGGCAACAATATTTGAATCTTTATCTACTGTAAAAAGATCAATTTGTTCTATTATAAGATCAGGCAACATCCATTTTGTTGTTCCATCAATAAGAGAAACACATAAACGAGAGCCATTTTTCTTGTAGTCTGTGGTGACTACATATTGGCATCCATTGTGCTGATAGCAATCACCAATTAATAATTCTTCTAAGTATTTCATATTAATTAATGATTGTAGTATCTATCCCAGTCTTCCCATTCTTCGTCTTGGAGATCTTCTTTGTGTTTTTTAACCTGTTTATTTATATCTTTAGGAGAAAAATCACCATCATCGTAACGTTGTTTGTTACGCTTCTTTTTGATTTTATCTCTTCTATCGAGTTTTCGGTCTTTTTCTGGAAATTCGTTGTTTGGTTTCATTGAAATTATAGTCGCCAAAAGTATCTTTTGTATAGTAGCTCAAAAAAGTTTGATGTCAATAGACTCTTTAGGATTTTTTTATCTTGACCCAACGAGAGAAGAGAATTACTATTATGCAGGTCGGTGGATATAATATACTCTTTAGATACAATACCCTCTATCATCCATGCTCAAATCTACCATCGTTACAGGAATATGGGATTTGGGCAGAGGTTCGCTAGGCGACGGATGGAGCAGGTCTTTTGATCGCTACAGAAACAACTTCTCTGTTCTGCTAAATAATATTAAAGATATTCCTACTATAGTTTTTATAGATAAAGAACACGAAGATATAGTATGGAAATACAGAAGCAGAGACAACACAGCTGTTTATCATCATTCTGCTAAGGATTTTGATAATAATTTTTTCCCTTTTCGCAATCAAGTGGAAAAAATAAGGACAAATGAAGACTGGTTATCTCAAGCTGGCTGGTTAAGAGATAGCACTCAAGCGAAATTGCCATTATACAACCCCATGGTAATGAGCAAGATGTTCCTATTGCACAATGCAAAAGTATTTAATCCATTTAGTAGTGAGTACATGTATTGGCTTGATGGTGGAATATCCAATACTGTTCACCCAGGATACTTTAGCCACGACAAAGTAATAGAAAAAATACAAGATATCACTAAAAAATTCCTCTTTGTGTGTTTTCCTTATGAAACAGAATCAGAAATCCATGGATTCGACATAAGAAAAATGAGAGAATACGCTAAATCAGAAGAGGTTAATAGGGTTGCTAGAGGAGGATTTTTTGGTGGACACATTGATTATATATCTGAAGCTAATAATCTGTATTATAGTCTATTGAATGATTCTCTCAATAACGGTCTCATGGGTACTGAAGAAAGCATATTTACCCTAATGACATATTTGCAACCAGAAATGTATCAACATGAAACAATTAATCATGATGGTTTATTGTCAACATTTTTTGAAAAAGTAAAAAATAATCAAACAGTTATAGAAGAAATAGCAAAAAACAATCCTAGAAAAAAGCATTCAAATAACGAAACAGTATTATACATTAATGCTTTTAATTCTCCAGAACAATTACAAATGGTCTTGGATAGTTTTGAACTACATGATAACTCATTTATTACTCAAACAAAAAAGATTCTAATAAACAATAGCACAAAAGAAGATCTCTTCAGTAAGTATGATGCCATTTGCGAAAAATACGGATTTTCAGAGCAGATTAAAAAAGGAAATTTAGGAGTTTGTCGAGCTAGACAATTTGCTGCTGAACATTTCGCAGACCTTGGTTCTAAATACATGATCTTTTTTGAGGACGATATGTTGTTAGATTATTCTATATCTAATTGTAATTTTGGTTTTAAAAAATCGACACCTAATTTATTAAGTAGTCTTATTCGTATAATGGACAATGAAGAGTATGATTTTTTGAAATTTAGCTTTAGCGAATTTTATGGACATAACGGAGAACAGTGGAGTTGGCATAATGTTCCTTCAGAATTACGAGTAAAATATTTTGGAGACGCAAAGAAAAAACCCCCAACGAAGTTCTCCTGCATAAAATCTTATAATGGCATACCTTATGCAGAAGGTGAGATTTACTATTCAAATTGGCCCCATATAATAGATCAGGAAGGCAACCAAAAACTATTCTTAGATACTACATGGTCAAATCCTTTTGAACAAACGTGGATGAGTCACATATATACTCTAACAATTAACAATAAAGTTAAACCAGCGATATTATTAGCTAGTCCAATAACACATAATAGGGTTCATTTTTATGAAGCGAACGAACGCAAAGAAAATTAAAGCCAAGACTCAAACAGCCACAAAGAGTAATAAAGTAGAGACTATTTTTATTCAGATAGCTTCGTATCGAGATCCTCAACTCCTCCCAACCTTGAGAGATTTGTTTAGTAAAGCAAAAAATCCAAATAATATCACTGTTGGAATATGCTGGCAACATTCTCCAGATGATACATGGGATGTCCTAGCAGAGTTTGAAAACGATCCAAGAATAAAAGCTATAAACATAGACTATAAAGATAGTCAAGGTGTTTGCTGGGCTAGAAATTTAGTTCAATCTCTATATAATGGAGAAACATATACTCTACAACTAGATAGTCACCACAGATTCGTTCAAGACTGGGATGAAATCTTAATAGATATGCTAAAAGGTTTACAAAAAGACGGCTACAATAAACCGTTAATAACAGCATATATACCCAGCTTCGATCCAGACAATGATCCCGCATCCAGAGTTCAAGAGCCTTGGAAAATGAATTTTGATAGATTCATTCCTGAAGGAGCAGTTTTCTTTTTACCTGCCTCTTTTGATTCTTGGGACGATAAAACCAAACCTCTTCCAGGCAGATTTTATAGTGCTCATTTTGCTTTTAGCGTAGGAGCATTTTGTAAGGAGGTTCCTCACGATCCTCAATATTATTTTCATGGTGAAGAAATTAGTATTGCGGCTAGAGCATATACTCATGGGTATGATATATTCCATCCTCATAAGGTTGTTTGTTGGCATGAATATACCAGAAAGGGAAGAACCAAGCAGTGGGATGATGATAAAAAATGGGGAGACAGGAATAATATCTGTCATCTACGAAACAGAAAATTGTTTGAAATGGATGGAGAAAAAAGAGATATAGATTTTGGCCAATATGGTTTTGGCACAGTAAGATCTTTGAGAGATTACGAAAAATATAGTGGATTATCATTTGGTAAAAGAGCTATACAAAAAAGAGTACAGGATCATCAAGCACCACCAGATCCAGAAACATCCTATCTACCCGATGAGGATTTTGATAAAAGACTATTAAGGATATTCAAGCATTGCATAGATATTCAATATGGTCAAGTACCAGAAAATGATTATGATTTTTGGGCTGTTGCTTTTAAAGATAAAGAAGGTCGAGATATATACAGGCAGGACGCAGATAAAGACGAAATACTACGTATTAAAAATGATCCAGATGGATATTGCAAGGTGTGGAGAGAGTTTCAAACAGAAGTTACTCCAACAAGCTGGTTGATTTGGCCTCATAGCTTATCAAAAGGATGGGCAGAACCGATTGTAGGGTATCTGTAAAACGTCTTATGCCAATATTTTCAAATATTAGTGCTATTGGAGATTCTCATGTTGGTGCTTTTTCACCATACTGTAGATTATGTACTCTTGGTCCAGTTACCATGTATTCATTGACAACAGATAAGCTTAATGAATATATTGTTTATTTGCTTGAACGAAAAGAAATAGATATTAATGGCTGGTGGATTTTTTGTACTGGCGAAATAGATATAAGATGCTTATTACACAAACAAATAAATGAGTACGGTAGAAAAGAGGACGAGACTATAGAAACATTGGTAGAGAATTATATATCCAATCTATATAAGCTGAATCACACCAAGTTAGCCATATCAACCACAGTACCACCTGCAAAAACAGAAGGTTTTGAAGTTCAACAAAAACATACCATTAATTCTGACTACCCTTTCAAGGGATCAGATTCAGAAAGAAACAGATGGTCTCAAAAATTAAATCACTATTTAATAAATAAGTGCATAGAAAAAAACATTACTTATATAGATATATACTCTCTATTCAAGAACAACGAAGGATTTTTAGATCATCAATATATAGACGCAGATATGATACATGTTTCAAAAAATGATAAAATTGTCACATTACTTAATAATTTATACTAGGAGAAACTATGAATTTGCTTTCCGCCCTGACGACATATAATGTTAATTCGAATAAAATGAGAATAGGTAATGAGCACGATGGTGGATATATTATCAATGATCTCATAGTTAAAAATACCAAAAGATTAATTTCTGTAGGAATAGGCGGAGAAGACAATTTTGAATTACAGTGGGCAGAAAAATTCCCAACAACATTCATAGAAGCATACGACGGAACGTATCCGTGTAACAATTTATGTAATAAATTTCCTGATAGAATTAACAAAAACATTTTTTACGTTCATAATGACGTTGGTTTTGGAGAAAAACAAATTCCTCTCAATACAATCGTAGATAGTAAAGAAGGAGTTTTATTAAAAGTTGATATAGAAGGTGGTGAATATACTGCATTTGATAATTTATATCCAGACAGGAATCTAACAGGACTCATCTTAGAAGTCCACGATTTACATATACCTGAGAATTGTCAAAAAATAGCAAAAATAATCACTGAAAATTTCAAAAACTTGCTTCTTTTCCATGTTCACGGAAATTCGTGGGGAGGTATGTTTGATTTGAACTTGACACCCAATGTCAATGATGGTATACTAATCAAGAGGTTTCCTCATGTGCTAGAACTGACATTCATATCAAAGCATATTGTAGATAATTACTCTCTTGAAAAGCGTAAATTCCCTGTGGATGGTTTGGATAATACTAACAGACATGATTTTCCTGACATAGATCTTTATTGGATAAATGCTATATGATATACATCTCGCTATGTGCTATGCCAGATAGATTAGAGACTAAAGATAGTTCGTCCCAATGTTTATCTTCTTTATTAGAACAAGAAACAACCCATGAATATAAAGTTCTTTTAAATATTCCTTTAAAGTTAAGGAACTACGAAAATACAACTATACCACAATGGGTATTGGATTTAGAAGCAACATATAGCGGTAAGCTTATGATTCTTAGAGATGATACGGACTATGGACCAATATCTAATCTATTGTCTCCCATTAAGCTAATAAGTATGGATCCAAATGACATTATTATTATTTGTGATGATGATCATATGTATGATCCAAAAATGATCGAATACCATCTTAAAAAATTGCAACAATATCCCGACCATCATGCTATTTGCTTTAGGGGTAATCAACCACTAGAACTAAGAACGTGGTATATAGATAATGTTAAATATGGTAAACTCTATAATTCCTGTGTTTTATTTCCAACAAGAAATGATATTTATTTAAAATTGCCTGATCATTGGCATAGCGTATCATATCGTAGAAAGTTTATTCAACAAGACATTTTTGATCAAGATTTTTTAAATATATCTTGGAATAACGACATTTTAATGGGATGTTATGCATGGTCTCATGACTTTTATTTCTTATGCGCTAACTATGATCAAGAGAGTGATTTTAGACCCGTTAACTATGATGGTCGAGGAGCTAATTCTTTTCCTTTAATGAAGATGCTTCCATTTTCTGGAGACAGTGGGTGCAATAGATGGAGAGATAAAAATAAGAAACCGGGTGAAGATATATGGGATTTAGAAAAATTTCGACAACTATTTGATAAGGATAAAGGAATAATACAATTATGGAAATAATCATATCTCTAACAACTGTACCTAATAGGTTATATGAGCATCACGGTCATTCAGCCACTAGGGCTGCTCTCACCACTCTATTAGAACAGTCATATCCTTCATATTCTGTTCACTTAAATATTCCTTTAGAATATAGAGGAGAGCAAGTTTCTATACCAGATTGGCTTAATGACTACACAAATAAGTACAAACATCTAAAAGTTTTTTTAACACAAGACTATGGATCAATAACCAAGCTAATACCAACTCTAGAGAGAGTTGAAGATCCAGAAAGCATTATCATATTAGCAGATGATGATCTTTACTATATGGACGGATTAATTTCTGCACATATCAATGGAAGACAAAAATATCCAGACTACGCATTAGGTTTTGCTGGTATGGCAGCAATAGATGGCTCATGTCACTTTTGTACAACAATACCAAAGGATACCAGAGTTAAGGTTTTAGAAGGATACAAAACAGTATCATACCTAAGAAAATTTTTTGACATTAATGAACTCAAAAAAGATTTTGTTGGTAAGTCTTGGAGAGATGACGAAACATTATCGGCTTATATGGGGTATAAAAACATTAAAAAATTAGTATTATCATATGAAGGGGATACTGACTTTTCTCCAAGAGTAGAGTCTTTTCCAGTAACTGGTCATGTTCCAGCAGAAAGAGGTGGATGTAATTTATTCAGGGACTGTTCTGATTCCCAAAACAAGTCAGAACAAAATATACAGGAATTTTTTAAACTTGGTTACTTAGAAAGATAATTATGAAATACTTTTATTGTGTCATTTTGGTCATTCTTTTGTCTAGCAGCACTAAAGCTCAACAATGGTCTAATCCTGAAAATGCTAATCTTACAAGCACTATGACAAATATGATGGTTAATTTTGGTATAGCAGGAATGCAGTCATCCCAACCTTATGCAGCAAATAATACTAATCAATATCTAGATTATCAAAATGGATATTATCAAGAACTACAAAATAATTTAACTAGAACTGAAATATATTTTCAAAAAAGACAAACTAATATGTACTACAGAGAACTTGAGTTTATTCAAAAACGAGAACTCAAAAATCTTAAAAAATATGATCAGTTGACCATACCAGAGCTTAATAGAATTTTTGGGAAAGATAGCAGATATTAAAATATTGGATTTACAATCCCATAACCTTGATATTTTTTTATTCCTTTATATCTAGGATTTTCTAAAGAAATAGCATGTAGTTTAAATACTTCTATATAGTCTTCAAATGTTTTAAGCTGATATTTTTTATGCTTATTATTATAGCTTAATAGTAATGAAGCACAACCGACGACAAATGGATTGCTCATGCTTGTTCCGCTCATACTAGCATATCTATTTCCTGGAACACATCCAATAATATTGTGACCAGGAGCCAAAAAGTCTAAATCATCTCCACTACAGGTAAATGAAGTTCTATTCATATTTTCGTCTATTGCTCCTATAGATATAGTATTTTTATATCTAGCTGGATACATTATTTCGGCATTTTCTCCGCTATTTCCAGCAGCGCAAAAAACAACACATCCCTTACTATTAGCATAAGTGATAGCATCCTCTATAACCTTCGCCGGTGCTGGTGAACCAAGACTCATAGTTATAAAATCTACATCTCCGTGGTTTGCAGCCCAGTAAATTCCGTCTGCAACTGTGTTCATTGATCCTGAACCATCGTCTCCAAGTGATTTAACCGGAATAATTTTAGTCATAGGAGCAACTCCAACCATGCCAAAACCATTATCTGACGCAGCTATAGTAGAAGAAACATGCGTTCCGTGACCAGCACCATCTATTGGTTCTTTATTTTGATTAATAAAATTTTTCCCAGGTAATAAATTATCTACTAAGTCTTTATGGGTTAGGTCACATCCTGTGTCTATAACAGCTACGACTACTCCTTCTCCTTTAGACTCTTTCCATAGATTAGGCACATTAAATTTTGTAAGTTCCCATCCCTTAAATTGTGGATCATTCACAGATAGTCCATACACATCCTCTCTAACATATGGTAACAGTGAAATATTATTTTTCTTTTTTAAAAAACCTCTAGCCATGATTACTCCTTAGCTTGTTTTAGTGTTTTTTTTATCCAATCGTGGAATAAACTTACCCTAGTATGACAACTTTCGTCTGTATATGTTGAGTTTGGCTTCCCGTCATAGCCTATAACAGACGAGTGGATTCCGGCAAGTTTGTTGCCTATGAACAAACCCCCGCCACTATCCCCACTACCTATAAGATATTCTAGTTCTGTCATTTTCTCGTTTCTTCTCGATGGCGAGCAGATTAAAATCTTTCTTTCTGTTCTATCTATAAAATTAGATCCAGCTCTTTTTTTTCCATCTGCTCTTTCAATACCAGTATTAAATGTTCCAGTAAATCCCAAACCGGCCATAGAGCATACTTTACCTACCTCATCTGAATCAATATATAATTCAGGATAATGGTCTAATTTAATTTCTTTTTCTATATAACCTAAAGCAATATCATTATAACCAAATACTTCTGTTTTATAATCTTCGTGAATAATAACTTTATCAATCTTGTATTGTTCTTCACCCACTGTAACTGACCAACTATGGCAATTTTCTACCACATGAGCAGCTGTAATTATCCAATGTGGATCTATTATAACAGCAGATCCACAAGACAGTCCTTTGCCGTCAAAACAACATAGTTTAACAACACTATGAAATTTAGACCCATATTCTACATACCTTGAGTCTGGAGTATTAGGATCTATGGTTCCAGAATAAGCTGCAGAACCTATCAAAAATACTACTAAAGCTAGTAAAAATTGACGCATGGTTTTGCACTTTGGGAGAATAGGGACGATTCTTAACCTTATTTAAATACACCGAGCAATCATTAATCACGTCAACATTCCAACTACTATAATCCATTAAATGGCCAAAAACAAAATGACAATCAGAACACAAAGTAATAAGATTAGTTAAATCCAACTCTCTGCTTGGATTGACATGAAAAGGCTCTATATGATGTACCTGAATTTTTTTGCATGAACCGCAAGCCATGCAGCAGGGTTGTGATAGTAGGTGTTTTTTTCTTATTAATGACCATTTAGGAGATCTGTCGGATAAAATATTCCACATTTTCACTATATTATCCGCTTATTTCCATATAAATACAGTAATTCCCAACATTATCAAACCATGTTCCACTATCCCATATTCCACAATATACATATCCAGAGGATGGGGCAACTATATTTCCTCCCAATCCTATATAAAATGATCCAGTAGTAGTAAACGGTATTGAAGAAGCATCTGTTGTTGATAAAACGCCAAATACTGCATTATAATTGTTTATAAAAACATTAGGAGTACTATAAATGCCACGAGCATCACTAATACAAGCACCAACAGCACAAGAAACACACCCTCTAACAGAGAAACTTATAGTCTGACCCGCTGTCACAAACTGCTGACCAATTCTTTTAAGTGTTGCTCCATCGGAATAAACTAATGATGTTTCAATGGGTAGGCACGTAATACTTTCGGCACTTATACACATTCTGGTTGGCGTGGGTGTGATTGTTGGTGTGGGTGTAGGGGTATTAGTTTTTGTTATTGTGGGTGTTAGACTTACTGTTGGAGTTATTGTTGGTGCTGGTGTGCTGCTACTCAGGGGTTTTTGAGTAGCTACTGGACAGCAATTTATATTAATAATTGTCATATTTTATAACCACTTACTCTTGAGATCATAGGTCCAAAACATCCACCCGGAGATATTGATTCAAATTTTAGTAATGTACTATTAGAATTAGCAGTAAAAGTCTCAGAAATAGTATTCCAGCCAAAAGTTTCTGCTGAAACTTGAAACCCATAACTTGGACACGTATAAGTATATGTTTTATTAAGTATTATATTAGTACCAGTTAGCGTTAATTTCATAACTTTATCAGCAACATTATTATCAAAACGCACCCCACAATTTCCGCTTAGATCAAAATAAATTACATAATTTTGTCCAGGTATTGTTGTAATAGTTTGACTGATATATCCAATCCCACAAGCGTTTAAGTCTACAAAATATCTATCAAAACCATAATAATTATAATCTACAGAACTAAAAGTCCAATTACTAAGGGAATTTTCTAATGATCCGTTTATCACTATGTTAACAGGTTCTGCGCTTGGCGTAGGCGTTATTGTTTGTGTAGGAGTAGGGGTATTGGTTTTTGTTATCGTGGGAGTAGGAGTAACACTACTTAATGGTTTTTGAGTAGACACTGGACAGCAATTAATACTTATGATGCTCATGGGATATAGTTAATTTCTCTTTGGGCTATAAAATAGTAGGTGGGTTCTGGTGTAGGTTGAGGCGTAGAACTTGGTGGTGGTGTAGAGCTTGGGGTTGCTGCCGGTGTGCTGCTAGATGTTGGTTCTGGAGTTTGAGTCGGAGTAATACTTGGAGTTGTTGTTATTGTCGGCGTTACGGTAGCAGTTGGTGTTGGGGTTGGAGTTACGCAGCATGATTCAAAGCAATACGTTCCAGGAAATGATACCCAAGAACTTGGAATATTAGATGGCGAAACAGATGTAGAATCAAAATATGCATCTTGACAATTTGTAAAATGCATAGCCCTAATTCTAAAAGTTAGAGGCTGATCCGCACTTGTGCAAGTACCGTCTCCACTTTTATTCTCAAAACTATTTAGATAATACTGATAAGATGAAGCGTTAGGATTAAATATGCAGATATTATCTACTATATCATCAACCGATCCGCTTTGACCATTTGCGTCCAGTGCTTGTATCTGATACCCCTCTATACAGCCTTGACTACCTGGTTCAGTATTTCTGTTCCATGTTAAATATATAATTACTTGGTTAGGGCTTTCAGTACCATCCTTTATACATGAACAGGCAGCACTTTGAATACTAGGAGTTAATAACTGACAATTATTTGTTGGCGTTGGGGTCGGACTTTGGCTAGGCGGTGGAGTACAACAATTACAATTACTTGTATTTCCCTCAAATGCCCATACTGGAGGAACATTACATTGACAGGCAGTAGATATTCCAGTTATATTTAATCCTCCAACACAAGAAATATTAGCACTTGCTGTCCATTTATTAGCACATGAACTAGAACCAGTATATGCTACACTAGGATCACAAGTAACTGACATAAAGTATGTATCGCCACAAGCCAATGTGCCGCTACTAGTCCAATAATTTGGCATGACTTTAGTAAATAACAAATCTAGACTTATAGTTCTGGTTATATTGTTACAATTTAATACAAATGTAGTCAAACCATTCCAGTCGCAGCAAGTAGCTCTACTTGGAGATGGCGTTAATGTCTGAGATGCTGTTAATGAAGGCGTTGGAGTTAGCGTTCTGGTGACTGTTTGGGTTGGTGTTCTTGTTGGAGTAGGAGTGCAACAACTGCAATTATCAAAATTGCCAACAAAACTCCAAATAGGAGGAGCGTTACATTGACAGGCTTCTTTTATTCCAGTAATTATTAGACCAGTAACACAGGATATGGTTAATGAAGAAGTCCATTTATTTATACATGAACCTGATCCTGTGTATCTAGCATTTGGATCACATGTTATCGTAGAACTAAAAGTATCTCCACATGATAAACTTCCACTAGCTTGCCATGTATTTGCTGCTGTTTTTGTATAGGCTACTGGAATGACTAAATTGCCACAAGAAGCATCAAACTGTAAGAATGTATTACCGTCCCACTCACAACATGTAACAGTAGATGGGCTTGGAGTATTTGTCGGAGTAGCAGTAATTGTGATAGAAGGAGTAATAGAGGGTGTTACTGTAGCAGTAGCAGATCTTGTGATAGTAACTGTTGGGGTTTGGCTTACTGTAATACTTGGTGTTTGCGTTGGTGTTTGCGTAGGTGTTGGTGTCTGTGTATTGGTCTGAGTAATACTAGGAGTTAGTGTAGGGGTCGATGTAGCTGTTCGACTATTAGTGGGGGTTGCAGTTGGTGTTCTTGTATTAGTAGGGGTGTTTGTTCTAGTTGTTGTTATGCTTGGAGTTACGGTAGGGGTTACTGTTCTTGTTAGTGTTCTAGTTGGTGTTCTTGTTGGGGTAACTGTTCTAGTTACAGTAATGCTTGGAGTTATTGTAGGGGTAAGTGTTGGTGTCGGTGTTGGCGTTTTTTTAGGGGTTCTAGTTGGTGTTGGAGTTTTAGTAGGTGTCTTAGTAGGCGTTTTACTAAGGGAATTTCTATCTATAAAAGGACACCCATCATCCGACCCTATCCTTGGAGGTTTTGGAGTTTCTGTTGGTGTTCTGGTTGGTGTTGGAGATGGCGGAAGTATTTTCCGCTCATTTTGTCCGTTCATTCTGTTTGTCATTTATTACAATACTTTCGCAGCTATTAAACATCCTTTTGACACTGAATGTAACGGATCGGCGGCATGCTTAACTTCTTTAATAGACAAAGGAAAATTATTTTCTGATAGTTTTTTCTTAAAATGTTCAATATAACCACCAGCTTGTGATGTTCCACCAGCAATGACTATTGTTAGTGGGTCTTTAAACTTTGGTAAAGCTTTATGATCTGTTAGTGCTGCTGTTAATTGTTTAGTAGTATAATCTATTAAACGATCATAATATGACGATACAGCTGCTAATATAGGATTATCATTATGCTGACCAACATTAAAATTTCCACCCTCTTTCTCAGCCTGTACGACACTATCCGGTTCCCCTGTGGCTACGGCGCTCATTCTATCTACCCAATCCCCAGATTTAGTTGTGGAAAATACAACAGTGGGTTCACCATTTAGCATTACACAAACATTAGTCATACCAGCACCACAGCTAATAGCTATACCAGTATAATCATTATCCGCTAACTCAGCATAGCATAAAGCTTCAGCTTCATTAATTGATCTAGCGTTATATCCACAGCTATCTAAAATAGTTTTGACTACATCTTCATGATATCCAACATCAAAATCTTCATCTTCTTGGTCTACTGGTTGAGCAGGAACACAAAAAACGATCTTTTCAAGGGGCTCCGAAGATTGCCCGACTACTTCCTTTAATATAAAAGCTAAGACTCTTTTCGCATCTTTCTCTTTTGCAGAAACAACTCCTTTGTACATTGGTCTTTTAGCGGTGTCGTTTCTCTCAATAGCTTTTTCAATAGCATCTTGTCCGAGGATAATAAAAGAACCGTCTGTATCTTTAATAAAGACTTTTCCAGCCAATCCCTTTTCTATCATCTTTGTTGCTACTGGAGTAGATGGCTTGATGATATAAAAGGCATCTCTAAAGTCTTTGTATTGTACTTTATCTCCTTTGTCCTCAGATAAAACAATATAGCTTGTTCCTACGTCAAGACCCCTAGCCATAATTCACCTCTTTAAATTTTGTAGTTTATTAACAGACTCGGAAATATTCTCGTTTGACAATCTTGTATTTCCTAATTCGTTATATTTTTTCTCCATCCCATCAACACTTATATCTGTAACAAATTTTCTGTCATCTATAATAATCTTATTTTGACTTTTTTCATTATTATTATATTGTTTGTTTCTTTTTGATATTGGTTTTTCAATCATTGTATAACTACTATTGTTTAATCTTCCTATAATATAACCAATTCCAAAAGAGACAAAATTAAAAAGTACCAATATTATACTTAACAGAGATGCAGTATCTATCATGTGGATAGCCTCCTTACCAAATTTACACCATACTATAAAAGAAAAAAGGAGCGATTGCTCGCTCCTTAATTTTAAAAATGGGGTTGTAATCGGCCCGTAGTTTTCCTATATCGTACCCATGACTCTGCCCTTTTGGGTACGAACAACATAACCCTTACGAACCAAAAACGGCTCAATACTATTCTCGATAGTATCTAAAGCTATTCCAGTCATTGCTGATATAGACTTAAGACCCAAAGGATTACCCTTGCTTCGTCTCAAAGCATCAATATAAAGCCTATCATACAGATCCAAACCCTTACTATCTATACCCTGAGTAGAAAAAATGGTATCAATTGTACATGGATCGGTATGGCATATCTTGTAGTTTTTATACCATAATAGTCTAGCATTAAGAATTCTCGGAGTACCCTTGCTTCTTTTTGCTATCTCAACCAAATCTTCATCAGAGATTTCTAGATCTAATTTAGCAGAGTTCAATCTTGCTACTTTAGCTAGATCATCATCCGTATAGAAAGAAAGATGTTCTTTGATTGTAAACCTGTCATAAAATGGCTGACTTAAACTTCCCCCACTAGTAGTCGCTCCGATAAGAGTAAACATTGGAAGATCAATAGTTTCTGGAGCATCTTCTGATGATATACTAAGTACAAAATCTTCCATGATAGGATACAAAAACTCCTCTACTGTTTTGGGCAACCTGTGTATTTCGTCAATAAACAACACAGACCTAGCAGAGATTCCCATAATATATGGCAAAAGATTTTTTATGCTACGAATATTAGCAGCATTGAGAGTATAAAGACTGACCCCCATTTCGTTTGCTATAGCACTCGCTATGGTAGTCTTGCCAAGCCCAGGAGGGCCGTCTATTAAAACATGAGGCAGCACACTGCTAGACATTTTACAGCCCATAGCAGAGATGCGTAGACGCTCAATAACGTCGCCCTGACCAATGATTTCATCAAAACTCTTCGGCCTTGTAACATTTGCCATAATTCACATTCCTCCAAAAATTTTCAGAGCATCCTTCACTAACAATAAAGGATTATTCTGATTAGTAAGATCGTATACTTTATTTACCAAATCTACAGCTTCTTTGTTAGAAAAACCATAGTTTTCCAAAATTTTATATGCTTTTTTAAGATACTCAGGCTCCTCTTTCGTAACTATTTCAGATGACTTATTAGATTCTGTTCTAGGTTTTGTGGTCTTTTTTGAGAATTGTGTTTTTATATTTGCTATCTGGCGTATCTTATAAACATTCCCGCAATCACATACAAGTTTAAAACCCTTCACTTGAACTTGATTCAAAAATAGCCAATGTTCTGATTCGCACTCTGTATTTGTGCATTTATATTTAAACTGAGCATCTAGACTAATCGGTTTCAGGCTTTTGGTTTGATTTTGTATCATCTTCTTCTTTCACCCAAAAAATAAAATCGTTTTGATCACTATCGTACGCACTATCAAGAATTCCTTTATTAACCAAGGAATTTAATATATTACTAATCATTCTATTATTCAGATCTTCTATAATAGTTTGAAGAAGTTTATCAGTTAAACAATATCTTACTTCTTTTGTTTTTTTATTTATCTGTTTCTTTGCGTGGTTTTTAATTATAATAGCAGATTCATCATGGGTTAGTGTCTCATTCATCTCCTCTATTTCTTGTTTGCTCATTTCAGATATGGATGCCACCATAGAATCGTGTTCTACTTCTTTTATAGCTCCAAAAAATTTAAAAACTAATGATCTTGAATGGTCAACAAAGTCATCAAAATCATTTATAAAAAACCATTGTTCATTTTTCATTGAACTAGGGTTACTCCTTCGTACTTTGGAATCTCTGTCCACATCAGTTTAGCAGAGAACTCTGGTTTGTACACTGTGACCACCCTATCTGTTTTTTTATCTTTTTCCACAATTGCTTCTACTATTACTCTATCTTCATTAAGTCTTTTTTCTATCTCTCTAATAGAGTCAGACATACTATCGAATGTTTTATTGTATTCTGGTCTATTAAATAGTGTTTTAAAATATGTGGTCATAATTATTTATCTTTGAGTTCTGTTTGACAGTTATTGTGTTTGTCTACAAATGTTCTTTCAAATCCCAATTCTGCTAGTATGGGCATTTCGTAAAAGGTAATAGTAAATCTTACATTACCGGCATCATCTGTCATTTTTGTCCACTCAATTCTTTTTGCTTGGCTCATGTTGGTTGCAAGATCGTATGCTATTAACGGAGTTTCTGTCAAAGAACCAAAAGCCATCGCTAAATATAAAAATAATGCTGGTAACATAACATCCGTGTCTTTCAGTTTAAAATATCAAACATACCATCATAATAATTCGGCTGTTGTAAAAAGTGAACAGCGTTTGCTATTAAATGATTTCTATACTCAGTATCTAATTTGTTGTGAATAAAATATTTTGTTTTGTAAATTGGTTCTTTGTAATGATTGTTCCCCAAATACAGGGAGTTTTTGAAGTTCCCTGATTTGGAGAAGTAATCATTCACAGGTAACGAACCTTTAGGAAAGCTCGGGCCAATATACCATACGTTTGAAGGATGTTCAACTATTTCATTTAGAGTATCATATAACATTTTTCCCCAAGCATCCCAAGCGTCGGGGTCAAACTTGAAATACTTTTTATAATGACTCTCTAAATTGTCCTGACTATCACCATAGTCATCGTAGTCATCATCTTCATAATCTTCGTGCATATTTCACCCGATACAAAATTTATCACTAATCTTAGACGCTAGTTCTTTAGCAGCATTAGAAAGAAACCTGTTGTTGCTAAAGTAGAGGGGTGTTGAGACTTGATTAAGGAACTCCACGACCGTTTTTAAAAGCTTGGTCTGGGAACCGTCAAGATCTAAATCTTCGCCCCCAGCGTCAACAGGAAGCGGCTCAATAGCATCTGTATCGTCCTCAGTAACAGGAGATACTGGAGTAGGATCACCATAAGCCTTGTTGAACATACCATGACCAGAATAGACATACTTTGTCTTGATATCTTCTGTGCTGTTGGTATATGTGTTAAGGTTTAAAGACTTCATCTGATTTGCAATAGTTGTAGCAACATTAATTGCAACTGGAACTCCAGTGATGTCAGACTTTTTATAAGCCTTGGCATATTCTTTAAACCATTCGTCGCTAGTCTTATTAGCAACAATATTAACAACAGCAGAAACTCCATCAAGAGCCTCTTTAAGTTGTTCAATATTTATCGGATTACCAGTTGATCCAGACAAAATACTGGTAAAATAAGGTTGCTTTCCTTCCCAACCCTTCCTCCACCAAGTATAAGGGATTCTGTAAATCTGATTGATTTTGATAGCTCGGGCATCACCACCAAAATGATTTACCAGTTTCTTTTGAATACCATTCCAATAAGTCTTATGAGGACTATTAGTATTTGGGTTTAGAATCCAATAGCACTGATAACCATTACGAGTATCAACAACCCAGCTTGGCTTTACTGGAAAGTTATTGATATAATTCAAGAATCCCCTTTTCTTCTGCATTACGACACTGGGCTTAAAATAGTTACCGTTATCATCTCGTCCAGCATCCATATCAACAAAACAAGCACGAATTCTACTAATAGCATATTGTTTACGTCCACCATTAACGTAGAAATAAGCATCAGCACCTTGGTTATCATTTGCAATAGCAACGGTGGTGAGATGATCTGTATGATTCATGCTACTGATCTTCTTGCGAGGATCACCATTGTAACAGAAAATCTGCTGACCACCAAAAGACTCAAAAAACTTATTCCTCAAAGTAATCTGATCTCTTGTTCCAATAGCACTATGAGTCTTATCAAACGGATTAAAAGCCAAAGTATCGCTAAACATTTGTTTTCCTTTTTCCACTTCCTACCTACATTTTTGATATTGGGATAGTAAACACTACCATCAAAAGCAATATCGTAAAAGATGGTAACGGAATCGAACCGTTATTGTAGGATAGTAAAAACTATATAGGTACTATCTTACAAGTTCCAAACACCACCTTGACTATTTACTAACTCCATATTTATTCTTGAGACTTTCCATTGTTCTATTAATTTTCACTTCGCTTTTTTTGGTAAATTTATCACTATCAGATAGTTCATAATGCAACTCTCTATGACATCTATTACAAAGCAGTTTACACTTTTTTATTTCTTGTAACAGTTTTTCAAAATTTGTATTAATTTCTCCTATCGCATACTCTTTGATCGCAGGATCTAAATGATGAAAATCTAATGCCGATTGACACTTATTGTATCCACATTTTTCACATCTGTTGCCCAGTTGTTCTATTAGAATTTTTTTCTTTGCTATTTTAATGATTTTGTTAGCGCATTTACTACAAGTTTTCATTGAGCTTTTTTTATCACAAATTTCACAGTTGGTTATACCTAATGCTTTTCTGTTTGTTTTATCGTGTGGTCTTAAGTTTTTAGTTAAGTACCCTAGTCGTTTTTTAGCCTCATGAATAGATGATTTAGAACATCCATATAATTCGGCTAACTCATACGAGGTTTTACCTTCAAGTATATGCTGCTTGAATCTTTTCTTATCCTTGATAATTTCTTTAATAGTCATCATAAACCCCCGGAGAATGAAAGTATACCTTTTAATACACCTTTCAAACTCCGAGGGCATGATTTATTTTTTAGAAATTATCCTCATCCTCTTCATCGTCAAAATCGTCCTCATAATCATCTTCGTCAGAATCGTCAAATTGAGACCAATAATCTTCATCGGTCAAGTGATCATCATTATCTTCGTCATCATTATCAT